TGTTCTTTCTTATATGCTGTGTTATGTAAGGCACTAGGATGAAACACTAAAGGTGCCGCATCAATCTCATGTAATGGGGGATGGTAACAGCTATTGTTAAGTCCTGTTGGTAGGTGTAGGCTTACCTGTTGCCATTTAGCCAAGCAAAGACTAGGACCTAGTTTGTCTTTCATTTCTTCTGCTGCGCTCATAAATTTTGATTTAGTCATGCTTTCTCACTATAAGTTTACTAAATGAAAGTGAAGTTAATAAATTATAGTTATGTTCAACTATATCCTGACTTTTTTCATGTAATTGTTGTATTTCGTTTTGACTCATCGATGCTAATTTGTCAATTAATTGTATTATAGCATAGTATCTATCTTTTCCATAGAGAAAATCGTAATTTTCATCCCACAAGTCAGTAAATGTTTTAAACCCTATTTGTTTTAAATAATACAAATAATTTTTTGTAGCCATTACAATAAACGGTTTCTTACATAATATAGCTCTAGCTATTTTTTCTGTCGGATAAAAGCTATTACCTAAATTATGTGCTTCGACTACTATATCAACAAAAATATCACTATATAACTCGTTTAATGGATGATTAAAATCATAATCTCCGCTGGCATAGTTATATGCTGGAAAATTGTAATATTGATTAATATTATTATCAATTAAATTAGATAATAGATGCAACATTTCTGGGTGCCAAGAATATAACCGTTCTAACTCAAATAATTTTCGGTCATCTTCGTTAATATTTTTAAATTTTATACACAATAAAGATTTATTAACATATTCTTTATATAAATGACTTGCTATGCCTAGTCTGGCAGCTGTCGGTCTTCCATAAAAGCATCCAAATAATTTATTTCCGTTCCATCTATAATCTGTTTTTTGATTAAAGTAGGTTGCTCCGTTATCTAACCAATAATTCCAAGAACAAGAACAATTATTATTCATAATTCTATACTTGTCATGATATTCTAATGCGTTACGGGTAAAAATTGTCACAGAGTTAAACTCAAATATATCTAATAGTTCATACACTCGACAAAACCGTAGGCAATGAGATTCTTGATTTACGGTTAATTCAATATCTTTGCCTTCGTTATTTTTTAAAAAAGCAACCAATGGAATAATATTCCATAATATATCATTCTCAAGTTCTAATGTATATTTCATTATAAATTCTCAAGAATATAATTTGCCCATATTTTGTGTCCTAGCTTAAGAGGATGGCTTATACCTTTAAAATATGTTGGATTTATTGTAAATTCTTTTCTGTCTTTTGCTGTTTCTATCAGCCCTATCATCCAATTATTAAATTCAACACGGTCAATATCAGGGTACATCAAAATAATAAAATCTCTAATTTTGTCAAAAACCCAATGGCTCATTACATAACAGGGTCTGACATATTCGCCATGAATGGCTTGTTCATTATATACTTCTACCCAATTTTTAGACAATATATTTAAACGTGTATCCATGCCAATTGGTTCTACAAAGTTATTGCCAATTACTAATTTGACATGCGGGTGCTTCTTTTCTAGATCAACAATAGTTTCTTGAAATAGACCATTGTGATATTTTAATATATCTTGAAAATTATTATTCTTAAACCACTTTATATAATCAATTTTTCTATCATACTCGCTATCTATAGATCTGCATGCCTCTGTGTACACACAAATTATTAAAATTTTGTCGTATTCGAGGAGTGGTATGATAGCGTCGAGTTCTTCTAGTCGTCGCAGTATATGAAAATTACAAGATCCGCTTTGCCCTAAATTTAAAAAATCAGCTGAAAGTTCATTTGCTATAATTGCTCCAAATACATCCTTAAGTCTTTGTTCTGTAGCATCGCCATCACATATATCAGCGCCCCAGGTCCAAGAATCACCAATGGTGATTACAAGGTTCTTTTTATTATTGTCCACAAAATTATAAGGGCACCAACTTACCTGATTCCCCGCAGAATCCATGTTAAATTTAAAATCAAAATAGTTAGTTAAAGAGTCATTGAGTAATTTCATTCTCTCTCCATTATTCCACGATTACGGAAATTACTCTTATAATGATGTTTGAAGAAACGACTCTGTTCTACATCCATGTCTACAATAGGCAAGCCTAGACGTTGGCGTAAGCGCATGCCGTATTCTGTACTCGTTCCAGGCTGAGGATCTTTATATTTTTCCCACAACAAAGACAGTTCATCAAAATCTTGCACCTTACGATAATCCCAATCTTCTAGCATTGTTAAACATGTGCCCAAGCGTGCGCCATATATTGCCCAAAAACCATGCTCCACATCTGCTCCTACTGTTTGCCAAATACACAAATGATCATAGTTGCGATGATGCACTTTACTTTCAAACTCTTGTAGGCTAGGCTTAGTGCCTCGATCTAAACACATCTTAACACCTTCTCTAAAGCCTGCTCTCCATGCTTGAAATGGTGTTTGATTTGGGTAAGTTGTACTATAACAATCTGCCATGGCCCAATAGTTAGGGTAAAAACAAAACTCTACATCATTCTTACTATCACCGTCAGTGGCTTCATGCGTTTTCATTGCATAGACAAATTCTTTAGTCCAGCAACTTAGACCTCCGTTTCCGTACTGTAGCCCATTAATAAAGTTGCGAGCACGCCAGCGAAATACGCATCCGCTACTAGTATCATCGAGAGCAAGCTGAAGGTTAAAAAATTGTGGATCGGGAATATTATCACCGTCAATGACCACAAAACGATCTGTATCACTGATGTCAGCGCACGCTTTGTGTGCGGCGTCAGATCCCTTAACCCCGTCAACCCTTTTTGCCCATGGTACCATGTTTTGAATTTTAATCCAATTTTGTTCTTTATTAGGTTCGTCATATGTTAGGTAAATTACGTCCAAGTCAGCTATATCAATAAGTTGTGTCATAGTATTCTATATCTTCATAGGTTTCATCTGGCTCTATTAATAAGCCAGCATGATGTTTTACAGTTTTAAATCCTTGATTGCTACGTTTTAATTGTACACTCACCCCTGGGTTTATGTCAATCTTTATTAGACGTTTTTTATCAACATTTACACGATAACGAGCATAATTTTCGTAGATTTCTTTATCTACAACCAAGTATTCTGTGTCTTTTGGGTGTTGCTGCATCGTACACATAATAATATTACCGCCATCATCATAATGCAAGCGATATTCTATAGGTTCTGGCACGATTGCCATTGCAGCTATAGCCGCATTAAACTCTTCTTGCCAATCCATCTTCGTATTCCTTGATTAGTTCATCTGAGGCCCAACTCTTATCTTGGTAATGTAGAGGGTGGTATTGGTTAATGTTGTTAATTCTAACCATAGGTAATTCAAGTTCGTATACAGCTAATTCATGCCATGGTAATGCTGAACTAAATTTGTTAATTGCAGGCTTCATATGTGTAAAGTTAATAAAATCTACACCAGGAATAGTACAGGTTTCTACCCCTACTATCTTAGCCGCTAGAGCATACACTACATCTGTAGTAGGCTCATCGTCGTAGCACTTAATTAATAGGTCTTTAACTATATTCCAGTTTTGAAATATGTGTCGTGCGTACCAAAAGAACTCAGCGGCTTCCGGGCTATAACGATAATACATCAGTCCATTATATACATCAGGTAATTGATTATCATCAAACAGTTGGCGATATGTTCTATCCATGCTGTTCTTACCATAGTAATCTTTACATCCTTGACTAAGTACAATGTTCTTTAATCTAAAGGTATGCCACCAATGAGCAATACTACGGGTAAACACAATATCACTTTCTAATTTAATAGTTTCTTTAAACGGAGTTAGGAAAAACACTTGCCATTCATTGCGTAACTTCCAATCGTCATTGACAGCTTCATCATGCTCTATGGTAATAATATAGTCAAATACCTGGCGATGCTGGTCAGTTACAGATTCTAGTGTTGGTTTATCAACAGCCACAGCATATAGGCTATCTGGCATGGTTAACTTAATGCTCAAGGCCTGTAGGTATGCTAGCTGTAGATAATCTACATCTGGAGTATTCTGCGCAATGGTAAAGAAACCTTGCTGTGCTTGATGTTGAGCTATTCTGCGCATACAGTATCCACAAAGTTGCCAAAGTTATCGCTGAGTAAATATCCTTTGTCCATAACATGTATGTTCTGACGAGGTATTACATAGGCTTTTTCACGTTCTTTGACCACTAGCATAGAGTTTTTAACTGTAATGCTAGTAGTTACATCAGCAAATGTCAGCATAGGTGTAACTATACCTTGACCAAAACTTAGATCGTAGCCATTTAGGATATTGTTAGCAATAGTAAAAGCATAGTCATTGCGGAAGTTACCTTCACGCATGTGATAGAGTTTCACATAGTATAGATAATTGCGTTGAATGCGCCCAACTAGATCAAATAACAGTTTAGTACGAGCTGTTTTGCGGAATAGAACTACAGTAGCCCAAAGGTAATCATGACTAAACAAGCCCATCTTTAGAGTCCAGGCTGTGGCAGGTTTATTATTGTATGACATTATGCGATAGTCAAAGTCTTGTTCTAATAACTTAAGTAAATTATCATCTAACATTAGATAGTCGCTGTCTATTAGGATAGTTTCATCGTAGGGACTTAGTTCATATGCACGCCAACGGTCGCCATTACGCCAGCTTCCTTGCTCGCCCACTTTGTAATTTTTAAGTTCATTGCCAACATATATTATGTTGTCAAACCCTTCTGCGGTGGTTCCTTGTTCTGTAACCAAGGTAACAGGAAGCCCTGTGGTGTGTTTAACAATGCGTGCAGAACGTTCAGCTATAGTAACATAGCTGGTCTTTTCTGTGTTAAATGCAAATAGTAGTACACCTCTAGACTTTGCGGGCACGTTTGATTTCATCATGTTGAATATGCCATGTGTTCATTACCATTTGATAATGTTGTTTACACAGTTCTAGAAACTCAAGTCTGTTTACTTTGATTGGGTTGTTATAGGTATCTTCTAGGTATAATTCACTAGAGTCCCAGGCGTTGAGGAACGCTATCAGCTCTGGGTTAACCTTAAACAGTCCGCTGTTATGTGTTACCTGTAGGTCAGTTTGAATTTTTTCTCGTAAGATACGCTTATTGACTTGATAGTCAGTGGCTAAACGTATTTCTTGGGTAAGTTTGTCTAAGTCGCTCATACTAGTAATTATCTAGTATAGCACCAATGGCTGCAAAAAGCAACCAATTATGTGATAGTTGGAAGACCCCACGATGCTGAAAGACCACCGCTAGTACTTGGAGCTACAATGTCAATACGATGGTTAACCGTTACGTCGACGTTGTCATTTAGACCAGCGTATGTTTCATACATATACCAACCAAATACTAGATAAATTACAGCACCGTGATCGCCGTTGCCTGACGCATTCTGTGCGCTTGTGTATGCTTGAACATAGGTATAATCACTGTTATATTCATAACGATAATTAGCTGATGTAATTTGACTAATAGTCTGAGCCGATGTCGTTAAACTCCAGTATCCTAAACTAGTTGCGCTGGTATTTACTGTACCACCGGAACCCGTACGAGGCACAGCTGAGTTATTTTTAATGCTACCGCCTGCTTGATATGTTGCCCACTGAGTAGCTAAGTCAGCACTACGTAGCGTTCCGTTATTATTTGCTGCACTTGTAATTACCCAATTAATTTGGCCACCACAGTTAAAGAAATAACGTGCTGCATCTCCACTTGACCATGTTATTGTTCGCGTAAATGTCCCAGAAAATGTAGCATTTGTGCCAGTAATCTCATAGCCATATCCGCTACCTGTAGTTGTACTACCTTGGGCAGCATAATTTAACCTATTAGAATATGCTGTACCAATACTGCTTGACAGTGTACTTAACCAAGTAATAGTACCACCTGCGGTTGGCGCACTAATACCACTACCCGAACCAGCTTGGTGTGTTAACGCATTATTTAATGTATTAATAAGACTAGCCCATTGAGTAGCTGTTACTGTGTTAGTAGATGCTACTTGCCCAACAGCGGTTTGTCCATATCCATAAGATCCATTGCCCGTACTCCAAACAAAATTTAAATTATTTGAAGCGTTAGTTGTTGCACCGGACGCAAATGTGTTATAGTCCGTTGCTGCTATTAATCCACCTGATGAGTACGCCATTTCTATTCCTTAACTGTTTAATTTAACTATAGCTTCAACGATGCCTTCTGTCAACGTTGTTTTGTCTTCTAAACTACGGCCAATTACATTAAATGATGTTGCTTCACCATTAGTTGCTGCTCGTGCTAGACCATTACCTGCCGATACTAAACGATCACCTTTTGTAACCTGTCCTGTTACTCTAACAGGTGTACGTCCTATTAACGCCACAGCTGCAACATATTCACCAGTTAATCCACTGTTCATCAAATATGCCGGATCAGTACTTACTACTCCAAATACATTATCGCTTAGATCTATATCACAAATAGTAATTTCTTGTTCGCCACTGAGTTGTACAACTGTACCTGGCTCATAGGCGGCGTCAGCTGAATAATTTTCTGCCAAGTCAGCGTATAATGCGTTAACTGATACGCCTTGGAATCTATTAGAATATACAGTACCAAACCAATTAGATGCACTACCTAAGTTTTGGCTAGCTGAAATGTTAGCAGATGGTGTCATGCTACCTGTGATAACAATAGATCCAAAGCTACCTTGGCTAGCACTTACGTTGCCGCTTGTATTAATAAGGCCAGTTGAGTTAATCGCACCGTTTACGTTTGCTGTGCCAAACGTAGCCGTAGCACCCATAATATTACCAGTTACATTTAAGTAGTTTGTAAGACCAGTAACTCTAGTAATACCATTAATGGTCATGTCGTTAAATGTACCAGCTTGTGCTAATACGTTACCGCTACTATTAACCTGTGTAAATGTTGTTGCACCGCCAGTAGTTAATGTCAACACATCTAAGTTTACACCGTAAATTGTGTTGTATCTATTTGTGGCATTACCTAAATACGATACATTATTTGCTGTTGGTGTAATATTTCCAGAATGGTTTGTTGCTCCATTGACTGTTAATCCGTTAAAGATACCACCAGCAGACATGACATTGCCTGCTACGTTTAAGTAACTTGTACCTGTAATAGCACCTGTAACTGTTGCTCCGCTGCCTACTGTTAATGGGCCAGCTACTGCTACTGTGTTAGTAGATGCTTGTAGGGTTAATGCTGTAGTTGGGGTATTGCTTTGGTTTATATTAAATACAATATTTTTATTATTTGTGCTTTCTGCAAATACCGCTGTACCCGAGCTAGTAGTAATACTTAGATCACTACCTACAGTTAAGCCGCCGGCTGCACCAAATGCGTAATTGGTTGTTTGTGCAATATCACTACGCAAGAATTGGCTAGCTGATAGTCCACCCAATGTACTTGCTCCTGTTGTAGCACCTGTGAATTGTGCACCTGATAGTGTACTTTGACTGATTAAGTTCATACCCGGAATAATTGTACTAAATCCAGGTATTGCTGTTTGTGGTGTAAAGGTAGCATCTTTGCTTAAGATAGCAATAATACTATTCGACACATAGAACATAGTTACTACGTGTGGGTTGCCGCCAGTATCGTTGATGCTTTGTGTAACTGGGCCTGATGTACCAGATGTTGCTGTGTATGTAGGACCAATCGTGATCCAAGCACTACCTGACCATATTTTTAATTGTGCGTTAGTTGTGTCCCACCAGATATCACCGGTAACTGAAATGCTAGCACTAGGTGCGGTACCTTGGGAAATTGAACTTGAAATAGGTTTCCAAACGTTTGAAGCTGAGTTATATACTTTTAAGATATCATTTACATTATCGTACCATAGTTGACCTGTTAATGGTGCGCTTGGTGGTGTGCTATTACTAAAGTTCTCTAGTAAAGTAACATAGTTTTCGTTTAAGAAAATACCATAACCAGCATAGTTCTTACCAATAAGGGTAAGGCTTGTAGCTGTGGTATTAACTGTACCGTCTGCTACTGTAGCTACGGTTTTACCAGCTGTTGTAGTAACTGTATATGACATATTTGTAACCTATTTAATATTATATTATTTATCTTAGTTATTTAACTAGTCCTAGCAATGTTCCGCTATTCTCAAAATTAGTAAGTGAGCTACCACTTAAATAATAACCCTGTCCTGCACTTACGATGGCATTTGCTGATCCACCAATGATAGAGCCAGTGTTGTTAATGGTTAATGAATTTACAGTCGATATAGCATTGCCGCCCGGCCATCCTGTATTACCTGTAGCACCCCGAATAGTGCCTTGGTTAACCAAATAAATTCTACTACCTGCTGGAAATCCGCTTACGCTAAAACTAGCAACGTTAGCGTTAACACTAGTAACCCATACCCCAGCAGCTACTGTGACCTTTATGTTAATAGGTTCAGTAGGACTACCCATAATCGAATACAAGTTTGCATTAGTAACATTAGACGAAATTACAGCGGTATTATGCAGAGTATGCCAAGAGCCATTTGAATAAATGCTTACTGACTTTGTTTCAGTCCAAGCATTGGCATTCCAAACATACATTGCTTTTGGTGTTTTCCATTGGTAATTATCATAAACATTGATTGTCATAGATTAAACTTGGTACCAAATGTCACCTTGATTAGCTGCGCCAGTTGGTGCACTTGTACTGATAATTTTTGCACCTTGTGAATTTTGGCCAGCTGTTTGTGTATAACTTGCCACGTATGTTTGCGTAGCAACCACATTACCAGCAATTATTATAGATCCGTTAACCGTTGCATTGCCTATTGTAGCCGCACTAGCAACCACATTACCGACTAACGTACCATTAAAGTTTGTAGCATAGACATTATTAAATGCCGTTGCACTGGCGCCAATGTCAATTGTTCCATTAGCATTTGGCACAATCTTATTTTGTAATGTTGTTATATTAACCAACGTAGTTGCACCACTTAATGTAGTAGTACCAGCAACATTAAACGAGCCACTTGCTGTTAGATTATTATCTATAGTAACGCTACCATCAGAGCCACTAATACCTATAGATCTAGTAGGAGTAACGCCAACATTGGAATAGATATTTAAATTGTATCCATTCACTAAACTAGTAACTCTTACTTCATTATTACTACTAAATTGAGATAGACCCAGTGATGAGCCGACTATTAAATTACCAACACCTAATTGGTATGGGGTATTTGTATTTTGATCTGCACGTAGAAATTGGCTAGCCGTAACACCATTTAATGCTAGAGCGTTGCTTACATCGCCTGTAAATTGTGATCCAGGTACAGCTGATGAACTAACTAAATTAAGGCCAGGATTAATTATAGTAAATCCGTTGATAGAAGTTTGTGGAGTAAACGCACTAACGTCACTCCAAATACCCATTACAATGTTTTGAATGTATATGAATACACATACGTGTGGGTTACCACTACTATCTTTAACTGATTGAACTACCGCACCAGATGTAATACCACCTGTGGTTGCGTTAGGTGGACCAATTAATTGCCAACCATTATTATAAGCATGTAGTTGATTGTTAATAGTATCAAACCATAGGTCACCTTGGCTTGATGTTGAGTTACTAGGTTGTGAATCTTGTGCCAGTGAACTGCTAATTGGTTTCCAAACACCACCATTTAGATTTGAGTTCCAAACTTTTAATGTGTTTACACTAGTGTCATACCAAATTTGACCTGTAAGTTTTTGTCCCGGTGCTGTACCATTGGCAAAATTTTCTAATAGATGTACAAAGTTTTCATTAAGAAACGCACCATATCCTGCGTAGTCTCTACCAATAAGTGTTAGAGCTGTAGACGTAGTGTTAATTGTTGCGTCTTGTACAGTTGCTACTTGAGCACCTGATGTAGTCGTTATTGAGTATGCCATTCTTTTACCTTACTTTAATTAGTATATTGGAACCAGATGTCACCATCATTAGATCCAACATCGTTTACACCTGGGTTAGGCGCATCAGTACTTACCCACTTAGCACTACCGCCCCACCAGTTTGTAGCTGATTTAACATATTGTGTAGTAGCCACTGTGCTATCACCAGAACCATTATAAGTTTGGCTTTGTGTTGTTGCGGTTGCTCCGCTAGCTAATACTACACCACTTGAGGTAGCTGTCAATACAGTTGTACCGTCAAGTACTAGGTTAGCACTGCCTACGCCAGTATCGTTGATCCACATCCAACTATTTTGTTGATAAATTTTGTATGGGAATAAACCTGAATTATTAACAACAAATGCCGTTGTAGCAACCATAGAGTTAGCTGTACCTACTGGCGCTGTTGGTGCTGTAGGTGAACCGTATAATATAGTGTCGTTAAATTTGCTTATCACATAACCTTGCATACCGACATTGGCTTGGTATACAAATCCTGTTGTAGCAACATTGGCACTATTATCACCAACTAATGGCGTTGGTGCTTGTGGTGTTCCAGTAAAGGTTGGGCTAGCAATATTTGCTCTCAGTGAAGTCTGTTGGCTTTGAATAGTGTTAGCAAAATCAACGTAACCTTTTAATGCCAAATTTGCACCTTGCACAAATGCTGTAGTAGCAATAGTTGTGCTGTTATCGCCTGCTGTAGGTGTTGGTGCTGCTGGTGTGCCTGTTAGTGTTGGGCTTGCTATATTTGCTTTTAATACAATGTTACCGTCAACATATTGTTTAGTAGTAACACCCATTAGTCCAATTGGGTCTGAGTTAACATATACATAGCCATCGTAACCGTTAACCCATAATGATTTTTCTTGGCCGTTTAATGTCGAGTTTACATGGAAACTTACATTACCGCCTAGATATGTATTGTACAATCTACCAGTGCCGCTACTAGTAACGTTAGCCACTAGTGTACCAAGAGTACCGAGAGTAACACCTGCATTACTTTGTAAAGTTAAACTACCTGTACCGATATTGTTTTGATAGTTTGTAAAATAATTAGCCGCTGGTTGGCCGCCTAGGTAACTAGAGTTGTTAGCTGTACCCCAGATATAACCCTGTGTCCCAGAACTAGACATATTATAACCAACTTGTAGTTGGCCGCTGAATCCTGTAATGCTGACATTTGGAGTAAATTGATTTTGGCTGATAATTGCTGTACGATTACCATCTAAGTACAATGATACAACATCATGCCACACAGTACCGTCTGAAAGTTGTTCGGTAATTGCACCACTCTTACCTGATACATAGCTATAACCTGGACCTACTAGAGTCCACCCCAATGTAGCATCGTAGCAATATAATTGTTTGTTTTGGCTATCCCACCAGAAGTCGCCAGCAATTGTTGTACTAGGTATTGATGTAGGCGGTGCTACTGTAGCAGCGCCAATGTTTTTCCAGATACTACCTGTGTATACTTTACATACATTATTACCACTATCGTACCAAATTTGTCCTTGTAATGGACTAGCAGGGCTTACATTGTTACTAAAATTAACAAGCAAGGCCACTAAGTCAGTAGCTATGATCTGCCCATATCCACTATAGTTACGACCAACTAACGTTAAACTCGATGCGGTGTTATCTATAGTTCCATCTAAGATTGTTGTTAGTAATGATCCGTTTGGTAAATTAATTATGTACGACATTTTATTATCCTAATTATGCTGTCAAGTTTGTTAACGTTTGAACTCTCACGGTGTAGTCAATTTGAATAAGTCTATTCAGTGCCTTTTGCACTGGACTAAAAATTACATGTGTTAATAGTGGCAAGCCAGCTCCTAGACCGCTTGCACCTTGCACATAGCCAAATAAACCTAGTTCATCAAATACAAAATCACCATTTAATGATTGGCTGTTATCAAATACAGCCTGACCACTCGGCTCACCATAGTCTAATAGACAACTAACTACAATGTCAGTATATTTTAAACCAGGAGTATGGTTTACAACCATCTTATTATTAACTGGATCTTGGTTAGCTGCATTTGTGTCATCTACAATTTTCCAATATGTTGGACTATATAGATCAGCATTAGCTACGTTAGTATTTGTAGGCAAGTATGTAATAACACCAGTAGGGTCAACGGTAGTGCCGCCGTTACCAAAGTGCATTTCTGTAATAAAATTAGTACCTTTATTAGCGACATTTTGTGCCAGAGCAATACTAAAATTTTCATAATGGATAGCATTACACTTATCAACATATACTTCCATGCTGATAGGGTCAAATATCTTTAAAAAACCTTTAATGCTTAAATTCGTCATCGACATCATATCTTATGCTCTTCCATTTACAAATTCTTCTTTAGTCTCAGGGTCAAATATTTTGATATATCCTTGAACATAAACTCCACCCCTTTCATCAGGTTGCTTTTGAGGTTGCGGATTTACTTGTTGTTCTTGTTTATTTTCATCCATATTCTTATTTATCTTATCCATAATCTACAACTATTAAACTACAGTATTGGCCATGCTTTCATGAACTGTGCAGCAGCTGTTGTTGATGCAGCTAATCCTTTACCATCTGTGGCTATACCTATGCCTGGATTATATAGAACGTTAGCGTAGTTCATTAGTGTACCGTAACTTGTATTAGGCAATTCTTGACTAGCACTAGCATCTACTACACTAGTACCGACCGGGTACAATACATTTGCCCCTGTACCTTGTGTGCCTCGACGTAGTTGACTTAATACATTTGTGCCTGGTAGGTATGAAATATTAGCTGAGTTTACATTTGTCCAGGTTGTAGCATCAACATTACCAGTAACAATATAGTTATTACCTGCATGACTAATTGCTGTACCGTTGGCATAAACTGTATTTGCTGACCATGCTACAGGGGTGTATATTGTTTTTTGGTAGTATGTAATACGTTCGCCATTGATAAACACTATACCAGGAACAGCATACAGTGGGCTAGGATCAGTTAGTCTAGTAGCATCAGCAACATAGATATTAGCATCTGTAATACTTAAACTAGTTGCCAGTGATGTTGTATTAGCTGTTGAAATTTTCAAGTATGCTGGTTTATTGATCATATTATCAAAAATACGATAAGCAATAATGCCATTACCACCATTAATTCTAGTGTAAACACGCATGTCTAATGTGTCAAATGTAATACCAGGGATCAACTCTTCTGGAGCATGACTGTGATATGTATCAACAAACTCGCCACCCGAAGTGGTAATATCTTCTGGTCGTGTGCCTAGCGCAAGGTCAGTGAAGTCACTGGTCAACACTTGATCATAAGTATTGATTGATAGTAAACCAACGCCATCTTTATTAAATTGTACTGGATCGAATGCTGCAATATCATAGTTACGACCAAATAGCGGACTTAATTTGAATGATGCACCTTGCGTTAATGCACCTGGATATGTTACACCTGGTATTAGTTGCTCTAAGCTGTCGTAACGAGCATAGATTGTTGTATCAGTAGCCAATGTTACATTAGTGGTTAGAGTAACTTGACTTACTTTGATTGGAATGCCACCAAAGCTAATATTAGCCAATGTAACATTGCCGTTGATTGTGTCAGTTAAATTAACACTATTTGTAGTATAGTTGATGCTGACGATAGTAGCATCAAACCCAATATTAGCACCAGTTACATATTGACCAACTTGTAGATTAGACATGTTACTGATGTTTTCAATTGCTGTACTACCATTACGTAGATTACCATAGAAGTGACCTAAACTATTAACCTGTAAGGTAATATTACCTAATATGCCTGTTACATAACCTGATGTAACACCGCTTTCGCTAATATACATATTCTTGGTAAGACTAGCAGAATTGTAGACATAGATAGTATTAGTATTTGAAGCTGCATTAGCTACAGTTACCGCGGTTTGTACGCTGTCTACTACTGGCATAGTATTAGCAGGTTCATAATAACCAACAATACGATCATTGGCATTACTAAAGTAACTAGTTGGACATACTGTATAATCACTAGGTATAAATTGCGATGTAGTAGTAATGTTTGCATTTACAAAGTATGCTTTACGTATCATTACATTACCATCTTGCATTGCGTATGTAATAATATCGCCACTGGTTACACGACCGTTGGCATCAAAACTAGTTTGTGTGTAGGTAGTGTTAGCTGACCATACTTTAACATTGCTGGTATATGTAGTACGGTCAAATTTAAGAGTACTATCAAATGAGCGCACTACCGGATTCTTCATTACAGCATAGGCTTTTGCCTGGGTACCCGAGTTAATACCTGCGTAGCCAAAGCTAATTGCATTGCTTGTAAATGTGGTAATGTTAGCCGACGACATAGTAATTTGACTATTCGCAGCATCGACAGCTATAATTACAGTGTCTGATGCAAACACAGCATTTGCACTCATACCCATGAACAAACCAGCAGTTGAATTTACAGTATAAGTTAATGATGTTAAGTTAGCATTACCACCAATAACTGTGATGTTTCCGACTACAGCACCATTTATTGTCACTGTTGGTGTTGCTGTATATCCTTGTCCACTGTTAGTAACTGTAATTGCTGTAATACTACCTGTGCTACCATTTATAGTTGCCGTGGCTGCTGCACCGTTGCCATTGCCATCTATACTGGTAATAGTAACCACTGGAGGTAGAATATATCCTGTGCCAGCATTTTCAATTCTGATGCTATCAAGTACAAGAGCACGGTTATTGTACCATTGGTTATACGGCCATGATGTCCATAGGTTTGAATCTGCATTAGTATAAGGTGCTTCGCCGCTTGGACTACGGAATATTGGTGTAGTACCTGTAGTATCATAGTAAGCAGGCAAATCAAAGTCAGTAATATCACCACCAAATGTATCATCGCCTGTGTAGTTCAATAAATATTCACGAATCTTAGTACGATATGGTTTAACTTCATCAATATAGTCTTGATAATATGTTTGATTGTCAACAACGTAACTTGGGAATTGACTTAGTGTACGCAATTGATGTGTAATACTAATGAAACTAGATTTAAATAGCCAATCTACATACACTTGTTCTGTTAATAAGTAGTTGATTAATACAAAGAATAAATTGTTAAATTCACCTTGTAGGGTATTTTTAAAGATATCGTTATATAAGGCTGTTACAATAGCACGTAGTTCATTGTTAGGGTTTTGATCATAACGATTACTGTCAAAGTCTTGATTACCAAATCCTAAGCCGTTATCTACATAATCACCTAATGTAGTATCTAGTTGTAGTGTACCATTTTGGATACCTACTACACTTAATGTACCGTCACTATTAGCTACAACTAATTGCCATGTATTGTTACCTGTGGCATTTTTAATATAAATTACAATACCTGCTGCCGCTTGTAATGCAAGAGCATCAACTGTAGTTTCTACACTAAAGTCTGGTCTAGTTGTTGCACTATATCCGCTAGCATACCAATCAGCATAGTTCCAGTAGATACTAGTCTTGTAACTTTGTACTCGTTCAATTAACCATGTTTTATCTGCGGTTAGACTATACAATACCCATAGTCCATCTTGTGTAGTATCGCTGTGGACCAGCACTAGATATCCAGGAGCAAGTGCTGTCGTATCAATGTATGACAATTCAACTTCTGTTGCTACCGCTTGATTATATTCGCCGCGTTTAAAGCTAGGTTCTGCTTCTTGAGCATTTAAATCTCCTAGACTAAATTGCTCAGCTATAGGATTAGCAGCAAATATACTGTTAACAAATTCTACTAACTGATTAACAGCGGCCAATCTATCAACAAACATACTTTGACGTGGACGAATATCAATACCGTAACGATCAGCTAAACTTAGTGCTGGATCCGGAACTGTAGATCCTTGTTGATCAATACCAGCTAGACTGTCAATTAATTTATTAACCAGTTTAGTTGGAATAGGATCATTGGGATTACCTTTTTGTAACAATTCATATTCACTGTGAATCATATCAGTGTTAATTACTAACTGATGATCTAAGTGCATGATTGTATTATCGGCACTTAGGTAATCAGCAACATTGTAGAATGCAATAGCGTCACTCTTGATCATTGCCGCATAAGCAATACCCTGTGATCCTGGGTTAGCTATATAATCTGCAACCGCTTGCACAGGTAGTGAACGATTTAATAATGTTGCATCTAAGTGTGTATCACCATATATCCAGAAATAGTAAACATTACTGATGATGCCAGTAGTTTGATCTACACGAATTATTTCCACGTATGCACTGTCATCTGCATTTTTAGGAGTGCCGTGGGCAGAGCCATATGTGTTAATGTATTGGCTTGGTGGTACTGAACTTTCAATCCACTCATAGACATTAATTGAGCTACCTGCAAATAATTCTCCCCAATGTAGACTACGATATGTCAAGGTATCTTGTTCATAATCAACAAAGCGAACAGTGCTTAGATCCCACCATAGTTTGCCTACTTGGTCGGCGCCCCAGAATACATTAGTATTGATATCAGCTGTGGTGCTAAATCCATTGTTGTACACAGCAGGATCGTATTCAGTTTTAAATGAAATATTTTCTTCTGCTTGACCTAGGATACGCCCTTTAGCTGGATCAATAAATTCTAAATTGTCTAAAATTGTGCTAGTTTGACTATTATATAGATAAGCACGTGATACGCTATCTAAGTCAACTTTAGGTTGTTGGTATCTAATCAATCCCCAGCCACGTGCTAGTGTCGGATTACGGAATACATATACTGTGCCTGAGTTATTTGCGGCCCCAGTAACAGTTGCACCCGGTGCTGAAATAGTAATATATGTGCCTTCGATATCTAGGGCATATCCAAACTCTGCACCTGGCACTAGTGTACCTGGATCTAGTTGTTGGCAGAAACTATAGCGTCCCGGATGCTCTACAGCATTACGTGGATCATCGTATAGTTCGTAAATATAAACGCTACCACTACCTGGTATAGGGTCATGTAAACGAGTAGTTGCTGTGTCAAATATTGTTCCCTTCGTTGTGGTGTTTACGTCAAAGGTTGTAAATTCCTTAGTAGTTCCTCGCCCGCTGCCAATTACTAGCATATATGCGTTGCTAGCCAGTTTAATCTTACTACCAAAATATTCACCAGCTTGACCATATGGGTTAACAATAATCTGCATGTATGCAAATACACGTAAGTCAGCTGCTGAGTAGATACCAGCACTACCTGTTTGACGTATACCCGATAAAATGCGCAATTGATCTTTAACAATAGTAACATCTGAATTTAATCTTAAATAACCATTTTGATTTACAGCCGTAACACCTAAGATCTTGGCATTGTTAATGTTTGTAACTAGGTCATTTAATGACACTACACTAGAACTTGGTGTACTAATATTAGCGGCTGTGATTTCGAAGTTGTTCAGACGTATTGTATCACCTTTAGTAAATACTGGGTTTAAATGATAACCAGTGTTAGTACCGTATAGTCTGCCACGATTATGGAATTTCCATACAGCACCACTGTTATATTCAGTGCCGTTGTTCCAGTAAGGAGCACCTACATAAATCGCACAGTTGTTTGAACAGATAGTTAGTGTGGTACCGAATTGTGCATTAGCTTGGATAGCTTGCAAACCACCTTGTAGACTGTTAACACCAATTAATTGTTCTAGCACGTTAAATGTATTAACTTCAACAAATATTACATGGCCAACGTCTGGTGGGTTTGTAAATCTAATTTTATTAGTACCGACTACAGTATAGGCGGTTGTTTCAATATCATCAACTGTAACTTTGTGTACATTAGCAATAGGATTTTCTGTTTGATAATCTTGGCCGCCTGTACCAGGAACCGCATCAGTAACTGAATTAAATGCTTCAATCACACGATCATATACAAACACAGAACCTGCGCCAGATTGTAACACTCCGTTAGCATCTGCTACTGTATCCCCAGGGGCACCTACAGCAACTTGTGCGCCATCGAAGCTAGATGCTACAGCGTAACCAAATCGTGCCCATGTATTAGATGTGTTTAATTTTTGTACTAGAGCATAGTAAGGGCGTTGAGTAATTGTAATTGATGACGCTGAAATATTAGCTGTAAAGTTAACTCGTAAATTAGCATAGTCAAATGTATAATCTACATTAGGAATATAAGTGTTACTTACACTGGTAATTGATAAACTGTTAGCATCACCGCCCACAGTAGCATCAGGAGTAAATGCTGTAATATTAATACTATTAGTCACGGCATTACTTGCAAAGTTAAATGGATATACTGTATAAGCTGTTAAATTACCACTACTTAAAACACTAAGGTTAGCAAGTACAGTTAAGTTGCCTAGTATTACATTACCACTAGTACCCAAAGATGCCGCAACAAAGTTTGTAAGACTACTTACAACAATTTCTGAGCTAGATGTTACACTAACCACAGTTGCTCTTGCACCTGTGTTAGATTGAATAATAACATCGCCCGGCAGGGCTGTAACAGCACCACTTAGGTACATGGTATTTTTATTGTTAACACTGGTAATTTGGCGTTGTGTTTGAACATAACGTTTTAAACCGTAAGCATATACTGAATTATTACCAGGTGCACCTACATACATCCATTCACCGTCTTGGTTAAACGCTATGCTTGTACCAAATTGATCACCTGCTACGTTGCCTGAAATAATTTGACTAACATCAATCGAGTAACTGTTTAACAGTTTATTATATACATAAACTAATCCATTTCCAGACCAACTAGTAGGAGCACCAACAGCAATAGAAGAATCACCAATTGGAGTTGTTGCAATATCTACAGCATAACCAAATCCTGATGTATTAGATCCTAGAGGATTTAATGTTAGTGCTTCATTGAAGTTACCGCTATAATCACGTAGGAATGTACTTACTTGGCCTTGACCTGAATTGTGTCCTGGCGCACCACTAACAATGATCAATCCATCAGCCGACATTTTAACACTAGAACCAAATGCATCAGTATTAGCGTATTCGCTTAGGCCTTTTTTAACTTCTTGTTCTAGTGTCCACGGATGTTGTTTTTCATATACTTTCCATGTTCCGCTAGGTTGCGTGCCAAATGGCTGACCTTGCACAGGTGTAGTTGCAGCATCATTGTCGATCCAAATCTTATCGCCTACTTTCCAACCATTTGGCGGGCTTGTTAGCGCATAGATACGGCTATTTTCCATGTATGGGAAACGCATACTGTCCATGCGGAATAATAAACCACTACCAGTTTTAGTAGTTAGGTTTGCAATATCTGTAATCGATCCAGCATATTTTACTAATACTGTTGATGCTCCGTTTACTTGTAATACTTGATAGAATCCATCAAACAATGAATCAAAATTCTTAACCAAGAATATGTCATATTTGACAAATCCATGCGGTTTTTCAGTAGTATAAGTGATATATCCATTTAGGCTGTTTGTTACAGCGGTAATTAGATTATTGGTCTCAGTTACACGGTATACATTCCAATTTTGTGTAAAGTCTTTAGCTACCCAAATAAGATAACCACTACCCATATCAGCAATATTATTGTCTAGATCAACATAGTTAGTCAGATCAAAGATTTGTAAATCAATATCGTCAATGTTTACATAACCTGCTGTAGGAATGTCATTGTCATAATCGCTATCACTGGTTCTATTTAATGCTACGTTGGCAGAATATGCACCGTATGATTTAAACAACTGTGTATCATTGAATGTTGTAATTCCATCAGCTAGGTTATTATCTGCTGTATCTACAAAACTTGCTACACTCGGGTTTACGCCAAATGCTTTTTCATCTAACGGAATTTCTACAAATGGGTTACTAGTCAATGCGCCATACTCGCCAACACGCACCGCCCATTCTTCGTAAAGAGCAATATTACTTGTGATGTTATTGATAGTTGCTTTAGTAAACGCATCTACCGCATTTTTAGTACCTTTTTGTGCAATATAACCTTTGTAGAATTCAATTTGACTAGTTTCTGTTAGACCTAGATCAGCAAGATATTGACGTTCTCTAAAGCCAATAAGAGCGTGACTGTAAGCCAATTGGCTTTTGTTACGTATTGCAGCGTAGCTATCATAATATCCTTGACTTTCTACAGCAAGTGTGCTAAAATTAGGTAATAGGCCTTTTTGTATTTCATTTGAGCTCAATACTTGCCAATATTGGAACTGGAATGTAGTATTCGCAGGTACATCTTGCAAGGCTGTATAGTATTGGCTCTTGTATTGTACAAGATCCCCTTGTAAGTAGTCTTTACCTTGATACCAATCAGACACTTGACCATTGTTATATATAAACCCTTCTGGACTCAAACTACCATTCCAGTTAGCTGTGCGTTGGCCGATTAGTTTTAAACGGAATTGACGGTTACCGCTTTCTGGTTGATAGATAACATCATTAAACACTGTGGTATTATCAAATATCAATGAGTGTTCATACTGAACCAATGATACTTTTACATAACCAATAACACTAGCAGGATCCTGTAGTTGTACATTGAATTCTGTAGGTGTTCTGTATACAGTATATTTGTTATTTTTAACTAAGTTAAAGTTTTGGTCAACAACACGACTACCGTATTGGCTGTCTTCAATACCTTCTGTTATGCTACCGCTGGTAATAGCATTTAGGCTATTTGAAACAGGACTTACTACCAAAATACTGCCCGGTTTCCAACCTTGTTGTGCCCAGTATAAGAATTCTTTACTGCTCAATCTCCAATCTTTAATTTCACTTAGTTGAGGATCTACATCAGTGAATGTCCAACCCTGTGACATTAGATAACGTTCATAGCTGATCATAAAGTCAACTACTTGTTGTTGTGTAGTAAATTCGTAACCGTACGGCACATTCATTAGTACATTTTGATAGTCTTTGTAGATTGTTGCGGTACTGTTTAATACTTTAATCTGACTAGCATTGTTATTCACAACACTAGGAATAATTGTAAAGTAACTATTAAACAGGTCGTAGCCACGAACTGTGTAGCCGTTGGTTGTTTTTTCAATGATCACCGCACTGTAAACAATTTCATCTATAGGTACAGGTTTCTCATTTAGGTATACTGTGTAATTTTCGTTAGGTATAAGAATGCTATCGTTAGTACTTGTTGGACTAACTTGTTCAGCAAGGACTTCTAGATAATTTTGATCAGTAAAACCACTTACTTTGTAAGTTAAATTGACTTGGAAATCTTGTATTAAAGACAACAAATATGTAGAAGGAGTTACACCTTGATTGATTAAATAATTGGCAATCCAGTTAATATACCCAGCACCACGATAGGTAGTACCTGATGTAGTATCACCATTAAAATCAATAGCCGATTGTGTTATTGGTTGATTTGTAGTAGCTTCTAGATATTGTGTAACTTCTGTGGTAATACCTTCTAAACTAGTTGTATATGTATACAAGGCATTTAGTGGAGAGTATGTGGTTACATCGATTAGTGTACCAAAATACTTAGCTGGTTTTGCTAATGCCAATGCCTGCTGAACAGCATAAGGGAAGTCACTACTCATACGCCAAGCAAATTCTACAGGACCTTGTTGTCCTACCGCCCATGCTGCACCAGAACGTTTACTATTAAATGTTTGGCAAAGTATTTGTGCCGGGCTTAGTAAATTGCCGTTAGCATCCACAGGAATTACTGATGATAGTCCGGGGCGAGCATAGTGTAGGTCAATTCCTTGACGAGCACCATAACGAATATTTCCTGCTTCTAAGTCATCCCATAGAACAGTATTACCACCAGTGTATGGTGCCGGACCATAGAAACCTTCCCACCAATTTGGCATACTTGTAAAGCCCAGCATTTCCCATGGTGTTAGATGTGGACGATATGTGTCATAGAAATATTGGTAACAGGCACGCCAACTACCTGGTAGTAATTCATTGCTGATACGATCATGACTTGTCGCATAGTTCCATGTAAATGGATCATTGGAATTAAATGTATTGTTTGTACTATAGTCAAGTTTGTTATTGCCTATCCAAGTTAAGAAACTCTTACTCAGAATTTGATCTAGTTCAGCCAGAGTATAATCACTTGATCTAAATTTACCCGGTATTACAGCAAAAATATCGCTGAATGTTGTATTTGCAGGTAACTTGATATTATTATAGATACGTAGTTCCAATTCTAATAAGAATTGATCACGGTAGTCACCGAAGCTAGGTGTAACACTACCATCGTGTCCACGGATAACTGTAGTTGGTGTTCTATATGTGTCATCTAAAAATATTTCTGGAATATAGCTTGGCCATAAACCTAGTTTAGTAGGAGTCTCTGGTATATAATTACCATCAGTATTGCTATATTCAACAATCTTAATAATGTCGCCAACATTTAATGTTACATTAAAATTAATACTCGGAGTATCTGTACTAAAACTATAATCTACTCCGTTGACTAACTGTTGATTATTTTGATAAACTAGTACAGCTTGATTGCTTAATTGTGTATCGTTAAAAATAGCTGTAATTTCATAATTAGTTTTTAATGGATCAAATATTTCAAATCCATCAACATTGCCAATTTGGCCTACAATATTTTTTAGTGGACCGTAAGGTACCATATCACTATAGTACCAAGGGAATGATTTATTTTTAACTTGATTTATTTTTGTTAAAATTGTATCAACACTAGTCACTGGATCTGTAGGATCGATACCTTCAAGACTTATACTTAATTCTAAGAACTTGTTTTTAAATTTAGTATATTCTTGTTGAGCATAGCGAACACTGTTGATAAAGTTAGCTTGGTCGTCAATTAAGAATAAACTAGCATAAGGAGTAGGAGCACTATGTTTAAGAATAGTACCTCCTTGCTGTTTAATATCAACATCACGTAGATTACTTTGTGCTAATACATCACCAGTAACGATAGTACTGTTCTGTGCCAGTCCTACTAGGTGATTACGCAATTGGCCTAGGGTCAACATATCGATGTCAACGTTTTGCGCATTTAAGTCTAGATTTTGTGGTACTTGGTAAAATGCTGTTTTACTAACTTCATCGCTATATACTAAAATATCAATTTGATCATTAGTAGACAGTGTAGACGATATAGTAACGGCGTTATTTGCCAATGACCAATTAGACGGAGTCACATAAGCAAAGTTTCGGAAAACTTTAACATACGGAATACTTTGTTCACCGCTTGCTGGAGCAATATCAATTGCAAATGGATTATTGGTTCCATTATACACATAACTGAATAATTGATATTGTTTACTTTGCTCAGGTACTGTTAACCAAGTATTTTTTGGTACCAATGTTTGATTATCTAGAATCTTTTGAATATATCCAACATTAACATTCTCTGTAATAATTTTTCCAGCATCGTTAAAGTAACTGAAGGTATCAGTATTAAAGAAGTTTTGGAAATTAATATCACCTTGAGTGGCGAAGTTTTTATAACTTAAATAGAAATCAGTAATAGAATTACCATTAGCATCAAGAATAGGTGCTACTGGACCTCTACTTAATACTATATCTGCTGTTCCTGTAGTTACACGATTGTATCCAAATATTTGTGTACCAACAAATGTGCTACGTGTATATTGACTTAGGCTCTTACCCTCAACTATATTACCTGTGGTTAAATCTATAGTACTGTCTAATACATCAAATAACGGCGGTTGTTGTAGATATGTTTTTTGTTGACTCGAATTCCAATTAATACCATCATACCACCATTGGCTACCTTTATGTATGCCAAGATTAACTACGGTAGTATCATAAGCACTTACGTCACCATCATCTGCTTTGGTAAGTTGAATGTAATATGTGCCTGTTGGTTGTTGGAATTGATCAACACTATATTGTACTAGTGTTAATAGATATATTTTATTTTTAACAAGTGGATCGTTATCTGCACCAAAAATAACACGTAAGCCGTTTGGATATAATGGATTTCCGTTGCTGTCAAATAGGTCTATACCAAATACATTAGTATAAGATTGCCCTTGTAATTGTGTAAATGCGTCCTGGATAGTAGTATCTAAAATGTCAATAGGCAATTTAGCAATACGTCCAGCATTAAACAATTGCAAATCAACTTCAAATTGTACAATAGGGCGTTGACCGCGTATACCATTTGAAAATGTAGGTACAGTGCCATTATAGGCCGCTGTAGCTGTAATTACATCTATATGGAACCAACGATTATTACGTGACCATGCGTTACGATCTTTACTAGCACGGTTAATTGTAATATAGTCAGGGAAATATTCACCTGGGTAATTGATAGCTATTTCGTCATTGTATAATTCAGGTGTTACTAGTTCATCCACTTTTACTAGTTGAATACCTTCATTTTGATCACCCACTTGTTCTACATAGAACTGAGAATTTTGATAGTATGCAGGAGTTACGTCGTCACCAAATTGTACTTTAAGACCTGTGGTAAATTCAACTCCATTAGGACTTGTATAATTTTGTTGGCCAATAATGTCATTTTCAACGTCAATCGTCCAACCGGAATAGTCTACGAGTTTAATCGGAGAGTAGATTTCAGCAAGACTACCATCTTGAATCCATAGTTGACTAATAGGTGCTGTGATCAACGGTGATTCATAAAAGAATCCATCATAGTCTTTATAGAATTTTTTATTAGCATTTACTAGACCAATCTTAATATATACTTGTTCATTTACATTTACAGTTTGTGTGTGAACTAATTTTAATAGTGGATCACCTTTAGATATGCTTACTACCATAGTGCTTGGTAAAATTTCAGTGTAAGATGCTGTAACAGCCATAATACCAGTGTCAGTAGTTAACGCAAATACACTACCTCCAGATGTTGCACTGATAGTAAATGTTCGTTGATCAATTACCTGACTAATATAATAAGTAGTGCCTGATACAATTCCGCCGGTAGCAGGATTGCCTACAAATACCACAGGCATTTTAGCTTCTAATCCAACTGTTGATGTTACTGTGATATAATTTGTTCCTGATTGTGTTGCTGACAATGATGTTACTACATCAGTACGTTTAACTGTGGCATTAGCTGGTACGTCTACACTGCTAGGAATATAAACATATTGTTGTCCAGCTACAGCATCATATGATAATACAGTTACATTACCACCTACAGTTAGACTTGAGCCTGCGGCAACATCGGCCGCAATAGGCGTATCTAGACGTAATTTTTGACCCAGATCAACATAAACCACACGCCATACATTATATCGTTGTGCATTAGGGATAACTATTCCGGCATCATATCCTGGAATTACATCACCATCATCATCTACTACAGTAGGATTAGTCCACGCGGCTTCACCGACATTAGACCATGAGCTTACATCAACAAAGATTGTGTATTTGCCATTTAATTGTCCTGTGATGCCACCGTATTGTGGATACGCGGCTAGGAACTGGCTAAGCGTTTTGTTTGATAATTGAGTGTATGGGATAGGAGTAGCATAATCTGCATTGAAAACAGTCTGCATGTTTACCCAACGATCTTGCCCTGTAATTTGTGGTACGTTAAATGTAATAGTGCCTACGTCTGTACCATTGTTGGTTACACCATATATGTTACGTGAGCTTAGTGTCGGTGTAGCACTTATTACACCATCTATACCTGTTTCTGTTTGTATCCAGAATGGTACACCTGGTTGATCTACAACAAATTGATAAGAACCTCCGCGTGCAAGTGTAATACTATTATCAACTACACCGTTAGTAGTATAGACATAACGACCGTTTGCTGCATCACGTGTTACAGTGTATGTTTCTGTTAATTGAACTCCAGTCGTGCTTACCCCCACTGGATCAGGACCATTAGGTATCCAATAGTATTGACTAAAGTTGATTAATTTATCAAAACTAATCTTAGGATCAAATGAATAGTATTCTTGTTGGAACAAGCGACTATGATCATTAGTTAATCCACCATAATAACCAATCTTGTCTAGTAGGTCTACATAATCTGCAACAAAGGTAACATCGTTTTGATTATTGCGAATTACCACCGCAGGTTCTAATTGATAGTCTTGTCTAGTAGTGTTATTTTCAATAACATAACTATCACCTGACCTATAAGTAGGAGCAAATTTACGACCAATATATCCATACAGCGTTTCTAAATTAGGTTCAGTTACTAACTGATCCATCGTAGCGGCTAGGAATTTCTTATTCGTATCGCTTTGAAATACTGTAGGTAAAAATTTATAGGTTTTTCTTGTTGCCATTATGGTTCCGTTTTTCTATTAAGCTACTATTACTGTACCAGTTTGATTTATTTGTGCTGCTGTAATTGCTGTGATAATTTGTACATTATCAACTGTGGCTGCACTTGTAATAACTTCATTGATATTAGCATTTACCTGTAACAAACTGCCAAATACTTCTGCTTGGTTAGCTGGAACAAGGATAATACTTGAAACGTTTGGAGCTAATTGAACATGCAAATAACTTGCTAATTCACTGAAGTAGAATGTTTCACCAAAGTCCCAATTTGCTACATCAAAATAACTATTGATTGCAGCAATCAAACTTGTTTTAACTTCATTATCACTAATAACTACATTAGGATTCTTAACTACTTTAAATGTTGCTTGTAGTGTTGGGTCTGCTTTGGCACCGAACAAGGGTTTAAATGCCGCAGGATTGTAAATGATAGTATCACTGATGGCCTTATAGTTATCTAGTGTGCTATAATCTGATTCTAATTCTTCGCTAGTGGGTGCAATTGGTTGTGTAACTTGACCCGATGTATCTTGTATCCAAGCTAGATAATCTGCCGTATATTGTTGTGTTAATACATATAAGTCAATAATATTATTAGGACTGGGATCGATACGTCTATTATTTGGACTGTTATGACGATATTGGAAGTACAGGTCTTGACGACCTAATTTAGCTGTATAACCAGTAACTTCAGAAACAGTATAAACAGCACCACTTACACTTAATTGATAGAATGTATCAATTGCCGGAATATAGAACAATTGTCCATTTTGATATAGTGTTTTAGCCTGTTCAATAGCACGCAATGTAGAGTACATCGAAATAACTGTAGCGTTGTCTACAGGAGTTTGAACTGTAAAGTTATCATACCCCACAGTTTCTTGGAAATACACATATTTGTCAATGGTGTTTACACTTGGATTAACAATAAGATCAAATAATTCAGGATTATCTGGAATACCGTCATTGTTATTATCACTAAATGTCACGGAAATTTTATTAATATCTACATAACCATCAACTTCAGTAATGGCCTTATTAATATACCAAGTATAGTCCAGAGCCAATGGATTATTGTCATCTGGATTACTATTAACTTTTAATACTTTAACTTGGTCGTGAACTGTTAGTCCTGTCTTAGAGTCGTAAATCTTAGTTGTGCCGTCATAATAAAAATTAGTTTCTTGGACACTTTCAAAAATATAGCTTAACCCACGATATAGTACTGTATAAGTTTTACCTACTGTCTGGAATGCAATAATCCAGCTGCTGTCTAATGCTTGCCCACTAGTATCGCCTGCATAAGTTAAGTCAAACTCACCGTTTAAATTTAAATTGCCTGGCAGAATAATAGTCCAAGCACCTGTTGATGTATCATAACGTAGACCGAAGTTAGCATAGGCCTGTATGTAACCTACCATTGATTGTACTAAGGTATTAGAAAAGTTGTTATTAAATACAGCAAATACTTTGTCACCAATGATTGTTTGCGCTGATCCGTTAAGCCCTGTTGCTGGAATAACTTGGTTAATAGTTACAGGTCCTGCACCACTAGCAAGGTTACCTTGACCACTATTAGTACCATCAGCATCAACCAATTCGATAGCTGCGTAGATATAATATTTGTCACCCGGTTTGCTTGGTGTTCCTGTTTGAACATAATTTTGACTGTTAAAGTAGTTTCCTGGACCTGCACTAAGTCTAACAATACTACCTTGTTGAATATATTTGTTACTGTTAGCAACATAGTTGCCGATTTGTAAAATATTTCCGTTTACGTCAACAAAGTAACCTGTGCTACCATTAGCAATAGTTGTCGATGTATGCCAATAGATGTTAGTTAATGTAATCAGTGGATAGTCAGCATAGAACAATTGAAGTGTTTCTGATGCCTGCGCTATATGAGCAACTTGATCGTAGATAACACGATAAATGTCATTTGATGTATAATAATCAAAGCTGAATGTGCTGGTAAAATTATCACGATACAATATGCCATCTTCAGCAAAAATATTAGTACTAGAATATTTGCCTGTTACGTCAATAACATCAAGATAACGACTAATACCAGAACTAGTACGGTTAACAGCTTTTACTTTTAAAATGTTTGAGAATAGCGTATAAGGTAAGATGTTGTAGTCTTCACCTGTGATCATACGATTCTGTGTATAGAATTGTTGCGGCGCTTTTTGTCTAATCTCGTCCAGACTTTCACGTGTAGTTGCATTAGCAATTGTATACTGTAGACTAGCTGTAATGTTTAATACTTCTACACGACCTGATTGACTTAGGTAGTTAAGTGACATAACCACACCTTGCATTTCGTCAGGTGTAATTTTGTATTGTAGACCGTTTGATATTCTATAGTATAAACGGAAATTACCTTGTGGAATGGTCGCAAATGCGCCGTCACCGAATACTAGATCAATTTGATCACTAGCACGTGTATTAACTTGATAAATGTCACGTGTTGAACTATTATTATAGATAACATTAGTGTTAGCCACAGCAGGAGTTTGTGTCCACATCTCACCCAATGTGCCATCACTGTTTACCATATAAAGCCAAATATCACTATTGTTGATATTATTAGCGTTGATACTATAGGTGCGATTTGGAATACTTTCTGCAAAATTAAAGTCTTGACTTTGTAGTGTACCTTGTACAAAGTATAAGAAATAGCCTGTGTTGTTGCTACCATTACCTAGACCGTCATTTTTATATAGGAAATTAAATGGTGCACTTATAAATGGTGCTGCCTCATAAACATAATTTTGGCCTGTAGTGGTTGGGCTTACAAATTCAAAATCCATGCTGGTACCACCAACTGTAGATTTAAATGGATAGATAGCTAGTCTACTAGGAATATAATTTATGTTATATTCTTCTGTAGTTACTCCAGCAATAATTTGACTACTAGCTGGTTTACCAATTACTTGATTGCTTTGTAGTGCCGCATTTAATACGATAGTAAATTGTTCTAACCAATTACTGTTAGCACTATCGGCCCAATTGATAATTAGATTGCTTAGATTAATCCCGTTGCTATCATATACTGTTTCTGTAGTTGACACACTGTCAAATTTTAAATAGCCTTTGCTGTTAATATTACGTTTAGGATTATATGAGATCAGACGTGCTAATTTTAAGATACTGTCACGACGTTGTGCTGTATCGATAAAGTTTTCACGAGCATTTAAATCGCCGCGGAAGGCTAATGATTGTCCTAAGAAGGAAATCATATCAATTAGCGCAATAAATTCAGAACTTTCAATGTAATCGTTAAAATCTTCAGGATAGTATAATTGAAGATAACTGATCATCGAAGCACGTAGCGTTTCATAGTCGTAACTTTGAAAGTCTGCGTTGCGGAACGTTTGATATAGTTTAGTCCAGTCTTCTGCGACTAATAAACTAGTCTGTCTCGTTGTGGTTGCCATACTTTATTCCTAATATAATGTATTTATCTTAGAAATAAACAGCGTAGTTAATTACATCACGGATAGTTTCTGTGTTGTGCCGTTAAAATTAAGCAGCATAGTGTTGACTTGATTGGTTAAAACGTAGCGTAATTGTAGTTCTATTTGTATGCCCTGATCATATTCTGTAACAATAATGTTATCAAAGCTCACACGAGGATCATAGCCAGCAACGGCTGTGATATCTGTGATAATTACACTTTTTAGATCTTCAGTGAATGGCTCATATAGTACATTCCATATAATCGTACCAAAGTTAGGATTCATTAATTTCTCACCTTTACGAATGTTAAAGTGGTTAATAATATCCTGTTTGATTAGGTCAAAATCCGTTAAACGGAAATTGTTACTTGGACCTATTGTACTAAAACCTTTATATACTGTAGCCATAGTAATATTTAGCCGTTATTTACTGACTGTAATTGTGGGGCTAGCACAGCTACAGCATATTTGCCTTTTTGGAAGTATGTATCACCTGTGGTTCCATTAGCGTCTGATCCACCTTGCCCATTACGCCATTGTTTAGCACCGCCTGGGCCTAGTAAGTGTGCGCATGCCAACATACCTGCAACATCTTCCGGACTTTGGTCAGCTGATACAGCACCAATATTACACATACTAGTATAGTTTCTTTGGGTATATACCAACATAGCGGCTTCTTGTTCGTTGCCGTTGTTTAGCCAGTCTTGTACACTACTAATGCCATTCTTGCCAGTCCAGGCATTTGGATTTTGTAGACCTGCATTACTTTTAACTGTGCTCTTAATATAGCCACCATCAAAGAGTGCAGGCCAACCAAATTGATATTTGCCCACATAGCCTAATTGGTTAGTGGTATTATAGTTACCACCACTTTCACTCTTGCCTATCTGTGCGAGATATGCTGTTGTTTGATCTTTGGTTAGATTTGCTACAGCATTAGTTGCCGCAGGCTGATTGCGTATATCTTTAAGACCTGCTGGATTTTTTACTCCAGATGTATCATTTTGTTTAGTTTGATCAACACTACCGCTATAGCCGCCCGGTTGAATTCCAGGGCTAGATGGAGTAAATGCTGTGGCCTTAGTACCTCGAGCATATGGTTCATGTGTTGGTGCCACTGTAGCAATAGTTTCTAACTTACCAGGAGTACTAACCCAGCTAGCACCTGTTGATGCTGTATCTGGTAGTTTGTTAGGTGTAATAGGAGTCAGTGCTTTAAGTGAATCTGTACCTCCACTTTGTTGTTTAAAACTTGCACCTTGGACAGCGATAGGACCACCTGCATTAAGACCTATTTTGCCATCACTATCTACTTTAAATGATCCTGTTTTTAATTCTGTTCCACCTGTGGCTGTTACACTTAACTTACCAGCTACAAGAAAGTTTGCCAACGGTGTTTCTAATGCTACGCTAGCACCTGATTTAATGTTAATTTTACCTGTTACATCAAGGTTAAAGTCACCACCTGCCACAATATTAAAATCGCCTTCTGTACGCAAAGCCATGCCGTTCTTACTGTAGGCTAAAATCTTGCCGTCCTTAGTTAGTTCAACCCAGCTATAGCCATTAGCATGAGAAATATATAACGACTCGTTCGAATCGTGCATTAATATCTGATGTCCACCTGCGGTACGTAAACGTATAAGTTGATCATCACCTAGGGTAGAACCATCGTCCATAACAAATACATGGCCACCTTTACGTGATTTTACAGTATTGTACTTAGGATCTATTGTACCTGTTGTGAGGTTTGACAAATAGTTAGTATCATCTGCTGGATCATTTACAGGACGACCCGGTGTACTAATACCAAATACATAACTAGGACTTTCACGTTGACTACTACTAGATTGTGGGCCACGTACGACGTCTTTATCTAGACCTTGCTTTTGATATATTGCCCATTGATATGTGTGTACTGGTTTATTGTTATTGTAAAAAGCGGCATTAGTAAAGTCGCTGGTATATTCATTAAATTCAACTACTGGTAAGATATCACCGTCTTGAACTGTTTTACGTTGTCCTGGCGTTAGGCTAGTAAGATCGACATTTTGCGTTCCAGCTAGACCAGGAACCATGTAGTGGCTAAGGTTAGGATTAACACAGCTTATCCAGTATCCACGTAGAGGGTCACCCGCGATAAAAATACAAATAACTTCTATACCCACATCAGGCGGGACCATCCACATACCATAGGTATGATGAACTGTGCCAAATGCGTTAGTAGTGGGTGGGCGATCTGTTGAAAGTTCTGTCTGACTAGTATATCCCATAAACGGACTACTATAACTTACTGTGCGCCAGTTTTTAGGATCATCCGGTGGACCACCTAGATCTGGAATATAAACTTGTAAACGTCCGCTACGTGTTGGATCTAAATTATTTTTAACAATGCCTATATATGGATAAGGATCAACGCGAGTACCTGATGCTTCTTCGCGACGAGCATTTTTAACAACCTTATTGCCAACTCTATGATCTAATGCCATGTGTTATGATCCTGGTGTAGTTCCAAATTCTAATAGTCGTTGGCCGCCTACTACTATAGTTGGCGACGGGCCTTTAGCTGTACTATTAAACGTAATATCTACGTTGAGTGTAGCTTTCTGCGGTTCGCTTTGAACTATTGAATTTGCTGTATCTGTAATCTGTTGATTCAATTGTTTTTGTTGTGCTAATAAGTTTTGTTTTCTTGCTACTAGTGTAGCAACGTCTGGATATTTAGCTGCCAATTCATTATCTGTCAGGTCACCGTTAGCAGGGTCTTGTGCAATATATTGGTCAATTAATCTAGTTAGTCCACTATCTGTAGCTCGTGCTAAATTATATACACTATTTCTGTGCATTACTAAATCTCTAACTTCTATTGCTGTAGTTTTTGCGGTACCTAAGAATTGTGTATTAATATCTGTTACTGTTGGTGTCTGTACTTGTGGTGTTTCTTGTGGAGCATTTTGACTATTAATATCTGTAGTAGTACCACTAGCTCTTACGTTGGCTAAATCTTGTTGTGCTGCTGTTGGTGTAGGCGTATCGGCTGCATCTTGAGCTGAGATATTAGTTGCCGCTGTTTGTTGATTTTGTCCTGGAGTTTGATCAACCGCGGTATCTGCTGCGGCCGCTGAACTAGGGGTTGGTGTTGCTGTTACTGAATTTACTATAGTTGACGCGACATTACTAGATGCTGGTCTTGCATTAGAGGTTGTATTGTTAGTAGCACTTACATAATCAAAGGCCACTTGTCGTGGTATACGATTCATTGTAAGTTCTTGTGTAAACTCACCTTTAGTAAAAGTACTAGTCACAGTAAGAACTTGATATAAGCCACTAAATACACTGTTTCGTTGGCCAGCATCATATTTCATAAATCCTGTACTGTCATCAATATCTCTAGGAACTTTAAACAATACTTGAACATATAATCCGCTTTGATCCATAGTTAAACTACCACCATTTGGTAATAGTCGTGGATCAAATGAGTTGGCTATTTCAGTAGTAAGTGCCGCCGATGGCCCATAAAATACGTCATCTTGTTTGATATAATCAGGATCACCAATAATTGACATCTTAATAGTCAGCATGTCAGCTGAACTACTACTCATAATACTTTCTGCTAAATCCGCAGCGCCCACAGCTTTGGCATCTGTCGGATTACCCGTAGCCACAGCCTTAGAGTTCTGCACCACAGGTTTCATAACTAACGGCATCACAGCATCGTAATTAACTCCTAATGGAGCATCACCGCCAGAATAATTAGGTGCATTCTGATATTGGTAATCAGTGTTAATACTTTCAGCTGTTGGGCTTGTTTCACCTTGATTATTTCTATAAGCTGTCTGTTGAGTATAGAACAAAGTATTAAAAACAATGTCTAAATGTATTATATCACTATTTTTACCTGTGAATATATAGTTGTAGGCCTTGACTGGATTTACTACAATACCTTGTGGTGCAATATCACTACGTAGATTATACATTTTATAAGGCTGTACTGAATAGGTATATTCTTTAGCCCATAATTTTCTTATTGTGTCATATCCCAATAGTCTAATCTTAGGCACAATCTTAAACCATTTAAGTGGCTTATCTTTCATTTGATCTTTACGTGCTTGATAGTCAGCATCTGACATACCATCAGGGATAACCAATTGATCATGTATATAAGAACTATTACGTATTACATATTCTAATAGTTTATCAATTGCTGTACCATAGTTAATACTAAAAATGCCACGGGTAGTATCGTATGTATTTTGACTATTACCTACATCAGACAATTTCATACTAATAGTTTCTTTAACGTCTGAATTCTTCTTCATTGGCGTTGCTTTAGGAGTATTAGCTGCAGGATCAACAAAAGTAGATGATCCTATAACATCCTGCCCTGTATCGGGGTCTGGCAAGAATTCAAATCTATAGATATCTGCTATAGAAATTTTGCCTGCATTTTTAAGACCAGCAAAATAAGCGTTAATTGCTGTACCAAAAGAATCTACATTAATAACAGAATTTTGTTGTAGAGAATTGTACAACATAGTAGGAGCATTTAGATTAGCCGCTGCTTGAGCATCTGTTGTTTGACGTTGTGACAAATCTGAGCTAGCTACTACAGCTTGTGCAAATGAGTCTGCTGATGTTCCTTCAACGCTTTGGAAAAAGTCTGCTACGGTTTTTGCTGTAACTTCCATGTTAGATGGTACTGTGATTGCCGAGCCAGTAAATCCATCATGGCCAAATGGTATAGCATTCACAGTATATGATGCGCCGCGCTCAGTTACCTTGATATCCATCTTGGTAAATTTAACAGGAAGACGTTTTTGTAAATCAGGCAATGCTCCTGTGATCGTGCCTGCATCATCCATTGCGAAGAAATCAATCTGCACTAGATATGGCATGTCAAGATAGTTGCTACCACCCAGATCTTGTGTGGTTTTAAGAATTCTTTCAACCATAGTAAAACCATATGGTTCTATGATTTCAAAACTACATTTTATAGCATTGGTGTTTCTACTTTCATCATTGGGACTAATAATAGTCTGCATAGTAAAGTTTTCAAAGTAAAAATCTTCACTCCAATTAGGGTTACGAGGAAAATTAACACCATGACGGCCAGCACTGGCAATAATAACATTCTTAGGAGTATATTGTTGTGTGACTACAATATTATTATATTCCTCATTTGTTAACATGTGTAAACTTAACGAATATATGTAGTTTGCATAATTAGCTAATCTGTTAGGTATAGGTGGCGAATTATTCACTACATAAACTTGAGAAGCATCTGCAGAATTAGCCTCCGACGGATTAGGTGTAGACGCATTAGTTAAAGATGAAGGGTCTGATATTTTTTGTACTTGTCCTGGAACATATCCTTCCACTTTCTGCATAGATGTCACTAATGTCTGCTGTTGACTAGGGGTCAATGCGTTCATTAATGTGCTGGCTGCAACTCCTAGGGCATTAACCACAGATGAAATATAAGATTGTACATTATTCTCAGTTGCCGGAGCATACTTGGCAATTGCCTGAGCTATAGTAAGTCCTGCATACGCTGTAGTACTAAACAATAGGGTCTGCTGAGCTAGTGCGCCGTGTGCATAAGTGTCAAACACAGCAAATTGTCCGCTGCTTGTATCAGCTACACCAATGAAACCGGGTTGAGCTCTTGTAAATGCTGTAGGGCGCAGATTACCAGGATTGTTGTTGCGCCAATTGGCATTACCAGTTAGCTTAACTGTTTCACCGCCTGTGGTTAGAGCTATTAAATAGCCGCTAGCACTTTGTATTACCTGACTAAGTGATGGTGCTGGAGTTATTGACATTTATATTATAGTCCTAGAGCCGCTACTAAATTTTGTTTTTGCGGGATATAGATAGTTACCCCAGGAACAAAATCATATGTAGGATCTTGAAGTACATTAGGATTACGTATACAAAATACCCACCATAGGCTAGGATCACCATATAAGTCGTAGGCTAATAAGTCTGGGCGACTTTCATAGATAGCATCAATTTCATATAGTACATCCGTAGGATCTATAGGAATATTAGGCAATGTAGCGACATCTAAAAAGAAACCGTAAAAGTTTGTGTTAGCGTATGGGCTAGATTTACTATAATTAACAGTCATTAGATAAATCCTCCTGCACCTGTGGTTGGATTAGCCAACAACATTCCTTGGGCAAATTTGTTAAGATCAAAGTTATCAGCAAGATTTTTACGACTATACATTGGTTTTAATGTAATTGAAATGCTACTTCTCGTTGGTAAGCGTGTAGTAGTTGTAATAGTACTATACTGTGTTTTTGTAGTATTCATTGTGTTATTGTTAGCTGCTAGGGCAGCATCACCCGTTGCTGATCCGGTAAAGTTCCAATTTGGAGTATACGTTTCACCGTTAGGACCTGTGATACTGTTGGTTGCAAGGTCTGGTGTTGTATTATTTGTAGCACTAGATGGAGAAATCTGCGACTCCTGCATAGTAGTTCTGCTGATAGGCACTTGAATGTAGTCTACATCATCAGGTAATTGATGCTGAAAGCTAGTAACTACGCAAGGAACATGCGGAAAGTAGTGACTTCCATATCCATCTAGATATACCATTGGTGGTGGGTTACCTACATTATCACCTTGTCCAAAGAACATCTTAGTTGCTGAACGGAAAAAGTATATGGCCGCCATTAGGTATTGGCCATCGCTTGGGTTTTGTACAGTAAATTCGCCGCCTATCTGTATGTCTGCCACTTCTGAATAGTTGTAGAAATGCGCGGGATAATTACTATGTGTAAGCTGTGCAGTACTGTAGTTAGCATTATGGTTGATAGTAATAGCTGGTGTATATGGGAACACTACACCATTGGTTTCAACTAGTGGATACATTAGAGCATTTGATATCAATGTTGGATCTTGATACCAAATCTTGGCTCCTGGAGATAAACTTATTCTTACTCGCCAGTCATTTTCATTTGCGGCCGTTGCACCACCATTTCCACCAGCGGTTTGGAAGCCTATATTAGGTGTAGCTTTGGCAGCACTACTCATTCCGCCTGGCAATAGCCCAGAAATAGCGTTGCGAGCATTGCTTGGATCTAATAAAGAGAATACACTAGTACCCCCAGTTAATGCCTGGGTGGTTGAGCTACCAGCTGATTGGTTGAATAAACCACCTAAATTTAATGCCATTATCTAAAACCTCTTGCTTTACTGTATTTATTGACTGTATTATAGTAGTATATTAAAAGGATTCCTCTAACCATGAGAAAGGTAAATTACCTAAATAATAAAGATATATTAAAAGAAATTCACAAAAGTAAGTCAACGTTTTGTAGTTTTATAGATCCTAGTTATAAAGACTACGATATGATTGTACCTAGCGTCGACAAAATTACTAAAAAACATATAGAAGAAGCACGCAAAGCCCGTATAGAACGTTTAGGTAAAGAACTACAAGAACAAGATCTACTCAACGGTGTTAAAAAGAAATTAGACGAATACACTTCCCCTTTAAAAGATACTCCAAGTACAGATGTAGTGTTCCGTGTTATGACCTGGGAACATATACCCATCGACGAAGCGAAGCAAAAGAAAGCTGATGCCAAAGCTCAAGAAGAATACGACGCAGATGAAGACAACTTTGAAACCGAATACGACGAGCCAGTTGTAGTTAAAGGTGCAACTAAGTATACTAAATGTAACTTCCCTCCATTCATGCACTATAAAGTAGATGAAAATAATACTCCTTATCTAGTAGGCAAAAGCCATTGGAAAGGTGACTTAGAAAAAGGCAAGTTTAGTAAAGATCATGGTGCTATGACAGCTAAACTAGCACACATGTTCATCAAATTATGCGAACGTTATGCTACACGTAGTAACTGGCGTGGTTATACCTACAATGACGAAATGCGTAGTCAAGCACTACTACAATTAAGTCAAATCGGTCTTCAATTCGACGAAAGCAAATCACAAAATCCATTCGCTTATTATACAGCTGCAATTACAAATTCATTTACTCGTGTTCTAAACATCGAAAAGCGCAATCAAAACATTCGTGATGATATCTTAGAAATGAACAACTATACTCCTTCGTACACTCGACAAGGCGATTGGGGTGGAGGTGGTTGGGGTGCGGATGAATAATTTGGCTACATTTAACTAGACCTTACTACAAGGATTCGTATACACTATAACTATGGCTAATTTATTTAAAAAAGCGGCTGTTTGTACTGACATTCATTTCGGATTAAAGTCTAACAGCCAAGCACACAATGACGATTGTTTAACCTTTGTTAAATGGTTTATTACTAAAGCTAAAGAAGAAGGGTGTGAAACCTGTTTCTTCCTTGGCGACTGGCATAATAATCGTGCGGCAATTAACATTGTCACTCTTAACTACAGTTTACAAGCCCTGGAGTTATTAAATGCCGCATTTGATATTGTATATTTTATCCCTGGCAATCACGATCTCTACTATAGAGACAAGCGTGACGTACAAAGCGTGGAATGGGCAAAACACCTACCCAACGTTAAAATTGTTAATGACTGGTTTTCAGACAGTGACGTTGTCATTGCTCCTTGGCTTGTCGGCGACGATCATAAGCGGATACCTAAGCTAAAGGGCAAATACGTATTTGGGCATTTTGAATTGCCGCATTTCTTTATGAATGCTATGGTACAAATGCCAGAACACGGCGAACTACGTGGTGAACATTTTGGTCATATAGAACACGTATTCAGCGGACACTTTCATAAGCGTCAACATTCTAAAAATATTACCTATATCGGTAATTGTTTCCCACATAATTATGCCGATGCTAGTGACGACGACAGAGGTATGATGATCTTAGATTGGGGCAAGGAACCAGAGTTTCACAATTGGCCTGACCAACCTAAATATCGTGTGTACAATCTAAGTGATATTCTACGTATTCCAGAAAACTTGTTACTGAAGGATATGCACTGTCGCGTTAATATTGATGTTGATATTACCTACGAAGAAGCTACTTTTATTAAAGAAACTTTTGTAGGAACTTATAATTTACGTGAGCTTACACTGATACCTGCTAAAAATATGGATATCGGCCAAGATATTCAACTAGGTAATGTACAGTTTGAAAGTATTGATACTATCGTTACAAATAATCTAACAAACATTAACAGTGATCATTACGATCCTAATTTATTATTGGATATCTACAGACATCTATGAGTTTCCGTATCAAATATCTTACAGTTAAAAACTTTATGAGTGTGGGTAATGCTACGCAGGCCGTCAACTTTGATCGCAAGGACTTGACCTTAGTCCTAGGCGAGAATATTGACTTAGGTGGTGATGACAGCGGAGCACGTAATGGTACAGGTAAAACTACTATCATTAACGCATTAAGTTATGCCTTATACGGCAATGCTCTAACTAATATTCGTAAAGATAACTTGATCAATAAAACTAACGCTAAGAACATGTTAGTTACTATTGATTTTGAAGTAAATGGGGTCGACTATAAGATTGAGCGCGGTCGTAAACATAATGTAATGAAGTTTTATATTGGAGATATCGAACAAGAAGCTAAAGATGATAACAGTCAAGGTGACAGTCGAGAAACACAAGCCGAAATTGAACGCTTGCTAGGCATGTCTCATGACATGTTCAAGCACATTGTTGCACTTAACACCTACACAGAACCGTTTTTAAGTCTTAAGGCGAATGATCAGCGTGCTATTATTGAACAATTACTTGGTATTACTCTATTAAGTGAAAAAGCAGAAGCACTTAAAGAGCAAAGTAAAGCAACCAGAGATGCGATTACTCAAGAAGAATTTAACATCAAAGCAATTACTGATGCTAATAAGCGTATCGAAGAACAGATTGTTAGCTTAGAACGTCGCCAAACTATGTGGACTACTAAACATATTGAGGATGTGTCAAAGCTAGTAGCTGCCATTGAAGAATTATCCCACATCGACATTGACGCTGAAATTGCTGCTCACAAAAAACTCACAGCATACAATCAAAAGCGTAGAGACCTAACAGACCTTAACACAGCTTTACAGCGTGCTAGCAACGATATGGATCGCGAGCAAAAAACTATTAAAAAATTAGACAAAGAAATTGCCGACTTAAACAATCACAAATGTTATGCTTGCGGTCAAGACTTACACGATAGCAAGCATGAAGAAGTATTAGCAACTAAACAAGCATCATTAGAGGAGTCAGCTTTAGCTTATAGTACCGCTGAGAAATTACTATTAGACCTAGGCGATGCCAAATCAGCATTAGGAGAATTAGGTGCGCCACCTAAAGTTTACTATGATAAAGAAGAAGATGCTATCCATCATCGTAGTACTGTGGCTAGTTTACAAACACAATTAATAAGTAAGCAAGCAGAAACTGATCCTTATACAGAACAGATAGCTGAAATGCGCACTACAGCACTTGCTGAAATTGATTATACTAATATGAATGAACTAGTACGTATTAAAGAACACCAAGAGTTCCTACATAAATTACTAACTAATAAAGACAGTTATATTCGTAAACGCATTATTGATCAGAACTTAAGCTATTTAAATGCTCGCTTAAGCCACTACTTAGATAAAATTGGATTACCACATCAGGTTAAATTCTTAAATGATCTAAGTGTACAAATTGAAGAATTAGGCAGAGAGTTAGATTTTGATAACTTAAGCCGTGGAGAGCGCAATAGACTTATCCTTAGCTTATCATGGGCATTCCGTGATGTGTGGGAAAGTTTATATCAACCAATTAACTTATTGTTTATCGACGAACTTGTTGACAGCGGTATGGATACGTCGGGTGTAGAAAATGCTCTTGCTATCCTTAAGAAAATGACCAGAGAGAATAACAAATCTATTTGGTTAGTATCGCATAAAGATGAACTAGCGGGTCGTGTAAACAATATTTTAACAGTAGTAAAAGAGAATGGATTTACTACATATAATACTGATGTTGATGTTACCTAAAATATTACACGTAGAACCTACAGATGCTTGTAATGCTGCATGTCCGCAATGTAGCAGAGAAACTGATCCTACGTTTGATAAGTCTGTGCTGCACCATTTAACTGTAGATAATATAGCAGATGCTATTTCAGAAGATACTATCAAAGCATTAGACAAGATGTATATGTGTGGAAATTATGGCGATCCTGCCGCAGGCAAGCACACCTTAGAAATTTATAGCTATTTTCGTAAATTAAATCCCACAATAACATTAGGTATGAATACTAATGGAGGTCTACGGTCTACTACTTGGTGGAGTTCTTTAGGTGCAATGTTATCTTATCAGAAAGATTATGTAATTTTTAGTATCGACGGATTAAACGATACCAATCACATATACAGAGTAAATGTTGGTTGGGATAAGGTTATAGAAAATGCGCAGGCATTTATTGCCGCCGGCGGTAGAGCTCACTGGGAAATGTTAGTATTTGAACATAATCAACATCAGGTAGATCAAGCACAAACATTAGCAAAAGAATTAGGATTTAAATGGTTTCGAGCTAAAGTTAGTCGTCGGCATACTAATCACCCTATATCTTTTTTAAATCCCCCTACCGGATGGAAAAATCCTAGTGTAAATATCGGAACTATTGATTGTGTTGCTCTTAAAGAACAAAGTCTATATATTTCTACCAAGGGTATAGTGTATCCGTGTTGCTGGTTGGGCAATACTAGTCACACTATTGACTATTTTAACATTGTGCAAGAATCCTGGGATTCGATATCACCTAATGCAACTTGTGTTGCAACCTGTACAAAAAACTTAAATGGTACAAGTTACTCAAACCAATGGCAACGTGAGGTCGAATTTTGAAATTAGCAACGTGGCATTGGCATATCGAAATATCCAGTAAGTGTACATTAAAATGTCCGCGCTGTGCTCGCACAGAAGTTCCCGACACCTTAGTAAACACAGAATTAAGTTTAAATTTCTTTAAGAAGAATTTTACTCCAGAATTTATACAAGACAACGTAGAAAAGATTACGTTTTGTGGCGACGATGGTGATCCTATATATGCACATAGCTTAATAGACGTGATCGAATATATTAAAAGTGTTAAACCAGTGAAATTTGTTATTGTTACCAACGGTAGCTATAAAAATGTTGACTGGTGGGCTAGACTAGGGCAAGCATTAGATCATAATGATCATATTCACTTTAGTTTGGATGGATGGGATCAAGGCAGTAACGAACAATATCGTATAAACAGCAATTGGTCGAGTATCATTCAAGGCGTTACTACCTTACGCAATAGCAGTCATGTTTATATGACCTGGGATGCTATTGCATTTAAATTTAACGAAGATAAATTAGATGATATGAAATTGTTGGCCAAAGAACTAGGGTTTGATCAATTTCAGTTGACGTTAAGTACAAAGTTTAATAAAGTATATAGTATATACCCAGAAAGCGACCAATTACAGCCCAAGGATAACTTAATTAGTACTAACTACAGATTCCAACGGATTTTTACACAATTCAATGAACGTAAAGAAAGTACAGTAGGTGCAAAAACTAATTTAAGATTATATAACCAAGCAGAAACGTTTGGCGAAGTAACTCCGTTATGTGGAATCGGTAATAAGGGTTTGTTTATCAACAGTCAAGGACATTTATTTCCTTGTTGTTGGGTAGCAAATAGATATTCACATAACAACGAGTGGTTAGATGTAAGTAAGAACCAGTTTGATCTGAATCAAAGATCATTAAATGAGGTCCTAAATGACCAGTATTGGAGCGAAGAGTTTGAAATTTTCTCCAGGACCGAATGTAGGACTAAATGTAATATATCAGTGGTAAATCAGCAGTACGCAACAGAATGGTAATTTCACAAGGAGAAGTAAAAAATGGCAACAAATCATGAACAAATCGTAGCAGCATATGAAGCATACTTAACAGAACATGCTAAATTTGAAGAAAAAGGTGTAGCAGCGGCAGGAACACGTGCTCGTGGTGCATTGGGCGACCTAGGTAAACTAACCAAAGCTCGTCGTGCAGAAATTCAAGAGAAGAAAAACGCAGCTAAAGCCGCTAAATAACTTATGGCATCATACGATTATCCTTGGATTTATAACGGTGTAGCATTTGAATCCGAGGATATCGGCACTTATTATGGTTTTATCTACAGAATTACAAATAATATAAATGGTCACGATTATGTTGGCCGCAAATATTTCACTACTATCAAAAAGAGACCACCTCTAAAAGGCAAGAAAAACAAACGTCGTGAAGTTGTAGAAACAGATTGGAAGACCTACTGGGGATCTAGTCCGCGACTACAAGCAGATATTGACACACATGGCAAAGAAAACTTTACTCGTGACATAATTCATTTATGTAACAGTAGAGGCGAAACAAACTACTTAGAGGCCTACTACCAATTCACAGAACATGTATTACTTCGTGAAAACAACTACAACGGCATTATACAAATTAAACTTGGCAAGAATTCAGTAAAAGATCTAGTAATAAAGAAGTAAATTAGCCCTATTGCAGATTAAGTTCTGTATCCAGAGGAGATGGTGCTCGCGTAATGGCCGCACTTGGAACGTGTAGAGTAGACTACACACTGGATGGCACCGACGATCAATTAGGCCTAAACGCCAAATGATGTGAGCTCTGAAGAAAAAGCAATACAACTCACGTGACTAGTATAGTTAGCTAACTATGGCTATACAGCACCCGTCAGAAGAAGCTAGAGTAGGGGGTACCGGCTGACCGCCTCCGTGTTATTGATTAACAATCTCTTTTAGTTAGTATGACTGTCAACTCGGATGATGCGACTTATACTTTGCCTCGGATAGGTGAAGTATGACCAAATCTGGATGATAACGTTTAAGAGCAGTACAGTAATTCAAAATAACTAACGTAATTTAGATTAGAAGAAAAAGCGTTGAGCGATAGCGATAACGCAGATGTCAGAGACATCTTTCTTGTATGGAATATATTACGAATTATACTACACAAATGGATTAGTCTAGAATATATGCCACACAACTACTCTTGTATGTAATATAATGACTTTTATTAAAAGAAAGGCAAATGACTCTTTTGGGTAGTTTCTAAATTATCTTTAACTATCTTATTGATAATTTCTTTTTCTGTTTGACTTAGCAACATAGCATCATCATAACTTAACCCACCACGCATATACCAACACATACGTAACGCATCATCTTTTAAGGCTCTTACTTCTTTGTCATATCCTTCGAGTAAGGACACGACGCTGGCGTTATCTAGAGTTAAGAGCCTTTTCCGAAAAAACTTGCAAAATCGAATATAATATCAATATCAAATGGCTTAGCGCAGTCTTCTTCGCTACAGATAACATTAAATGGTTTAATGTTGGCTTGTTTGTTATATTCATCTAAACGAGCTTTAACCGCTTTAACTGTTTTATTATCACAGTTTGTGTAGAACTCTTTGATAAAACTACGATCAGTTACTAGTTGTCCGTCTTCTGTGGTAATGCTTTCTGTACTGTCGGCAGTGATCATAATGTTAAGATCGATTAGTTTATTCAGCTGTGCATTAAATTTAGCCTGTGCTTCGTCTGAATTATCTTCAATCATCTGTAGTGATCGTAACAATTGCTGTTCTTCAAAAGCAATGATGTTAGTTTTGTTAAGACTAAAGTATGGTTGCGGACGTAGTTTAATTTTAAGACCATCTACGTCAACACCTCTACTGTAGTTAGGTGTTTCGATGCCCTGTAGAACTACTCCTAGATCAACGCTATAGTCATGCTGGGTATTACAGTGTGGGCAAGTGCTGGTAAACTCCATATTATTACCATAACTAGCAATACGAATACTGATAATAATGCTGTCTACGTCAATACTAGGAGTTTCCCATGCGTTCTTAATAGTTGGACAGCAACTTTGAATAACATCAATAACACCTTGCCCGTTTAACAGTGCATCTGGTGTGCGTAGAATAACTTCGTCTTTAGTACTCATTGCTAGAATAGGAATTTCACCTGTAACAGGGATGTCTATACTACCTTCTGGCCAAAACTGACCGCGACTAGGTAGTTTAGTGTAGATCACTGGTTGTCTAAAGTGTCTAGCTAATGGGTTAGCTTGATTAAACGATGGAGTTTGACTCATGTTTTTATTTCCTATAAATAATTGATAGTACCATATTTTATATTTATGGTAGCTAAAACCAAGGTCTATAAAAGCATGAATGAAGAACAATTAAGAGCGTTTGCTGAATTCCTAGAACGATTTGGCGCAAACAGCAAGGACTTAAACGATATCTACGAAAAGTCTGGAAAATCTGCTGAAAAATTCCAAAAAGAAATTGACAAGTTAACCAAAGACGCTAAAAAGCAAAAAGCCACCTATGACGACCTAAAAAAGAAAATTGATGAACTCAATGATTCTATTGAAGATCTAGATGAAACTACTGATGCGGCTGAAATAGCGGTTAAGAAATCAATGAAAGCAGAGTTAGCCAAGACCGCTGCTACTAAAATGGCTGAAGAAGCCACTAAGAAATATGCAGATGCAACTAGTAAAGCAACTAAAGACATACTAGGTCGAGCTGCTCAAGGTACAGCACAATTTGTAAAAAATCTTCAAGACGATGCTAGCGGAACACAATTATCTACAGATCTGATGACCGCAGGCATTGACATGGCAGGATCTGCGGCTAAAGGCGCTGGTAAGCTATTAAGTACCTTTGGTGATGTAGCTATGGCTGCAGGAGTCGAAACTGAAGGACTTGGATTTATAGTCGGCGGCGCGGCAAAAATACTCGGATCAGCACTAGACGCTAGTTCAGAGTCAATGACTAAATTAGCTAAGTTTGGTGTTGAGATCTTAAGCAAAGAAGTAGAAAAAACATACAAAGCATTTAATCAAATGTCGGCTAGCGGGGCTCTGTTTACTGATGGCATGACTGGTATGCGCAATGCCGCAGGAGATGCCGGTTTAACTATTGAGCAAATGTCAAATGTTGTTAAAGCCAGCAGTGAAAAGATTGCATCAGCTGGCATTAGTGTAACTGAAGGCACTAAGATGTTAGGTCGTGTCGGTAAGGCACTAAAAGAATCGGGCGCACAAGAACAGCTATTAAAATTAGGTTACGGGTTTGAAGAACAAGTAGGTCTAATGGCCGATGTTACTAAACAGATGCGTATCACTGGTAAAACAGTTACTGATAAGAATGTGCAAGATGCTACACAAAAATATGCAGAAAATCTACGTTTAATTGCTAGTATTACAGGTGAAGATGCTAAAAAGAAAATGGAAGTTGCTGAACAAGCATCTAAAGAACTAATATTTAGACAGGAATTGGCTAAAAAATCACCTGAACAACAAGCTGCTATTCAGCAGGCTATGACAAGTATGACAGATCTTGAGCTGAAAAATTTCAAAGATCGTGTTGCATCACATGGCGCAGTTATTAACGAAGAAGGTGCAATGTATGAAGCACAAGTAAGAGGTGCTAAAGATAAAGCCAGTGAATTATATGCAGCATGGGAAAGTAATACATTAACTTACAAAAAAGGTGCAGATTTAAATGCCAAGTACGGTGAAACGATTAATAAATCTATTCTCTCTAACCAAGGATTGGCTCGTGCTGGATATTTTGCTGATGGTGCTATAAAAGATCTTTCTGCATCAATGTCTAAACAAATTGATGCCAACAATCAATATACAAAAGCTGCTGTAGATGGAGCAGAGGCTGGAGTAACACAAAAAGATGCAAATGATGATCTAACTAAGAGTGTAACAGGCGCAGAAGAAGCTGCGCAAGATTTGAAAAAAGCACTTCAACAAGAATTAACACCTGCTATAGCAAAATTTGCCGAAGTAAGCAAAGCAATGTTAAGCCAAGTACAGGATATGCTTGCTGATCTTGGTATTAAAACTCATACTCCTGGGATCGCAAAAGAAAATAGAACTGCGGCTATGACACAAGTAGCTACAGGCGAAAATAAAGCCGAAGGAGTAGGAGCATCAAGTACAGCGTTCTTAAAACAACCAAATGAAACGCAAGCAGAATATGAAAAACGTATAAGAGATTTTGCTGCTACACAAAATGCAAATGCTGCACAGGCTAATAAGCCTAGTGATTGGCAATCTGATTACATGAAATCCGTTGCTAAACATGATAAAGGTGGTGCAATTGGTGTAGGTAAACTAGGTATTGCTGGTGAAAACGGCCCTGAACTTATTAGTGGCCCGAGTAGTGTATTAAGTACAGTATCAACTGGTAAATTACTTGATGTAATAAATGCCATGAAGTTACAATCTGGAAACCTAACCGGCGATGACGGTATGGACAAAACTGTAGTCAACTCGCCGGTATTGCAAGCTGAAATAGCTAAACAACTTCAAGGATTTAATCAAACAGCAACTAGTCCGGTTACTACTAACGGACCTAGTAGCGTATTGAGTAATGCCACAGTTGAAAGTCTGGTAACAGCTATTGATGCTATGCGTGAAATGAAAGGTCAGCGATTCGGAGAAAACGATTATCAACCAAAGGTTAGCATGAATGAAGATCGTTGGGGTGTGATTAAAGATCGTATGAAAGGCTTTGAAGGTTTTGACGTAAATCAACTGCAAGAAGAGTTTATGAAACGTCCAGAAGCAGATCCTATTAAGAAAGTATATAAACAATGGGACGACGAGGAACGCGGTGATGTTAGTTCTGCAGAAGCTACAGCTCATTTAGCAGAAATTGCTAGACTAATGAAACAAAACGTAGATCATACAGCTAGAGTAGCAGCAAACACTAATTAAAATTTATAGCAAACTGTAATTTTAGTTAAATAATAAATACAACCTAGGTTAAACAAATATGGCGTGGAAAAAGTATTTTAAGACTGCTAACACTAGCGGTATGATGAGCCCACTGGGCGGTGGTAATAATAATTTACCAGACGCAGGCTATCGCAACTTTGCGAGTCAACTACCAGAAGTGTACATTGGGCATCCAAATCGTACAGAACGATACAACCAATACGAGCAAATGGACATGGACAGTGAAATTAATGCTGCCCTAGACATTATTGCTGAGTTTAGTACACAAACTAACATTGAAAACGGCACAGGATTTGACCTATTCTTCAAAGAAGATCCAACAGACAACGAAGTTAAGATTCTAAAAGATCAACTACAACAGTGGGTAACATTAAACGACCTAAACAAACGCCTGTTTAAACTATTCCGTAACTGTATTAAGTACGGTGATCAAGTATTCCTACGTGATCCAGAAGACTTTAAGTTATACTGGACAGAAATGTTTAAAGTAACTAAGGTTATTGTTAACGAAGCAGAAGGCAAGAAGCCGGAACAATATGTTATCAAAGATCTAAATATTAACTTCCAAAACTTAACAGCCACAGCCTTAAGCTCGAGTGATACATTTATTAATCACCCACAAGTAGGTGGACCTAGTGGTAGTTATGTACAACCGCAAACTCCGTACAGTGGGGGTAGCCGTTTTAGTCATGCTAAAAACGAAGCTGTTATTGATGCAGAACACGTAGTACATCTAAGTCTAACAGAAGGTCTAGACCTAAATTGGCCATTCGGTACTAGTGTATTAGAAAGTATCTTTAAGATTTTTAAACAAAAAGAACTATTAGAAGATAGTATTATCATTTACCGCATACAACGTGCACCAGAACGTCGTGTATTCAAAATTGACGTAGGTAACATGCCAACCCACATGGCCATGGCCTATGTTGATCGTGTTAAAAATGAAATTCACCAACGTCGTATCCCTACACAAACTGGTGGCGGTGTTAACATGATGGATGCTACATACAATCCACTGTCAACGAACGAGGATTATTTCTTCCCTGTTACAGCAGACGGCCGTGGTAGTAGCGTAGATGTATTCCCAGGTGGTCAAAACCTAGGTGAAATTACTGACCTGCGTTATTTTACTAACAAAATGTTCCGTGGTCTACGTATACCTAGCTCATACTTACCTACAGGTACAGATGAAGGTGAACGTACATTCAGTGACGGTAAAACAACCACAGCATTGATCCAAGAGTGGCGCTTTAATCAATATTGTATGCGCCTTCAAAAGATGATTGCAGAAAAACTTGACAACGAATTTAAGATGTTTATGCGTTGGAGAGGTATTAATATTGATAATGCACTATTTGAATTGCGTTTTAACGAACCACAAAACTTTGCTAAGTATCGTCAAGCAGAAGTCGATCAAGTTCGTATTAGCACATTTACACAGCTAGAGCCTATTCCTTACTTGAGCAAACGTTTCTTATTAGAACGTTACTTGGACCTAAGTGAAGAAGAAATGCAACGTAATGATGAATTATGGGCACAAGAAAACGGTGCTGTTGAAGATACAGAAATACCACAAGCTGGTCTACGTGCTGTAGGTGTTACAAATGCCGGTCTGCAACAAGATATGGACACTCTAAGTCCACAAGAAGCACCGGAAGCAGGCGCACAAGGTACGCCACAAGGAGGCGCACAAGAAGCAGGTGCTCCTCAAAGCGCACCCACAGGTGCTGGCTCACAAGGTGGCGGATTAGGTTTATAATATTTTTGGTAAATAACGTTATGAACCTATTTGAAATTCTTGAACCTACTCCTGCGGGATATTATGATGAGAAAGATGACAATTCTGTTATCAAACTCAAAGACCTCCGCAAGACTAAATTAACTTTAAAACAGCTAAATCGTCTAAGAATCATGAATGACATTCGTAAATTAGAACATGAAAAGAAGATTGACGCTGTGCAAATTCAATACAAAGCACCACCGCAAGAACAAGGTGGAATGTAGTTATCTCTCGTTTTGACTCAAAAACATAGCATAAAACCCCACTTTTTAATAAATTTTGTAAATATATAAACATAATACATCATACAGATGTAAGTTTCGAAACTTATATTATCACAAGGAGTTCATAATGAACAAATACGAACAGTTAGTTGAGTTCATCATTAATGATGAAAATGACAAAGCTCGTGAATTATTCCATCAGATCGTTGTTGAGAAATCTCGCGACATCTATGAGAGCTTAGTAGAAGAAGAAGATTTAGATGAAACAATCGGCGGCAACGAAGTTGAAAACTTAGTTGACGAAGTTACATCAGACGAAGAAGGCATTTCTGAAGAAGAAGATGAAGACTTTGGTAGCGATGAAGACACAGAAGGTGAATTCGGCGGTGAAGAAGAATTTGGCGGCGAAGAACACGAAGAAGCAGAAATCGAAGATCGCGTTTTAGATCTTGAAGATGCACTTGACGAACTTAAAGCTGAATTTGATGCACTAATGGCTGATGAAGCTCACGAGCCAGAACATCATGACGGTATTGATGATCCAGAATTTGGCCACGAAGAAGAATTTGGTGCTGAAGATGAAATGGAAGGCATGTACGAGTCAAAAGAAGAAGATGACGAAGACGAAGAAGACGACGAAGATTTGGATGAATCTATCGTTCGTGAATATGTAGAAAAAGTAGCAGCTCCTGGTAATTCAGAAGGTGCTTTAGCTGGTACAGGTGCACGTAGCCAAAAACCAACAGTTAATGATAAAGGTATTGTAGCAGGTAAAAATCCACTAGGTGCCGGTTCAGCTAGCGGCAAAAACATTGCTACTGGTAAAGCAGAAACTGCTCCAGATGGCACAACACCACATCCAAATGCTAAAAAGAAAGGTGATTTACCACACGCAGGTCAATTCAAAAACGTACCAGGTAGCAAGAAAGTTTGGGACGGTAAAGGTGACGGCGGCCACGGTGCTGAGAAGAAAGGCGCTGGTGAAGGTAAATTAGCTGGTAATGACGGTAGTCGTCCAGTAAACAAACAAAGCACACTTAAACCACGTGCTTAATTAGGAAACAAAAATGGCTTTATACCTTAAAGAAAACTTAACATACGATGCGGCAAGATTGGAGATCCTTACTGAGGATTCACATGACGGCAAAGGCAAGAACTGTTATATGAAAGGTATATTCATTCAAGGTGGTGTACGTAATCACAATGAGCGTGTGTACCCTGTAAATGAAATTGAAAAAGCCGTTTCTACGTTAAATGAACAAATCAAGGGTGGCTACAGCGTTTTAGGCGAAGTAGATCACCCTGATGATTTGAAAATTAACCTAGACCGTGTAAGCCACATGATTACAGATATGTGGATGGATGGACCTAATGGCTTTGGCAAATTAAAGATTTTACCTACTCCAATGGGTCAGTTAGTTCAGACTATGTTAGAGTCAGGTGTGAAACTAGGCGTATCTAGTCGCGGTAGCGGTAACGTTAACGAGGCTGATGGCAAAGTAAGTGACTTTGAAATAGTCACAGTAGATGTAGTTGCACAACCAAGCGCACCTAATGCGTATCCAACAGCGATTTACGAAGGACTGATGAATATGCGTGGTGGCAGTAAGGTATTCGAAATGGCACGTGAAGCCAGTGCAGATCAAAAAGTACAAAAGTATTTGAAAGAGCATGTAACACGCTTAATCAAAGATCTTAAAATTAAATAGGAGATCAGAATGTTAGACGCTATCAAACCATTGTTGGAAAGCGGCATTATTAATGAGTCTACCCAAACTGCTATTACAGAAGCTTGGGAAAGTCAAATTAATGAAGCACGTGAAACGATTCGCGCTGAATTGCGTGAAGAATTCGCAAACCGCTATTCACATGACAAAGCTGTAATGGTTGAAGCTCTAGACAAAATGGTTACTGAAAGTCTTACCGCTGAACTTAAAGAGTTCGCCGATGAGAAACAAGCTCTTGCAGAAGACCGCGTGAAATTTAAACGTCAAATGGTTGAAAGCACAGGTAAATTTAACGACTTTATGGTTGGTAAATTAGCTGAAGAGATCAAAGAGTTACGTACAGATAAAAAAGTTCAAAACGAAAGCATTGCTAAGTTAGAAAAATTTGTTATCCGTGCATTAGCTGAAGAGATCAAAGAGTTTGAACAAGACAAACAAGCTGTAGTTGAAACAAAAGTTAAACTTGTTGCTGAAGCTAAATCAAAATTAGCTGAATTACAACAAGCATTTGTAAAACGTAGCTCTAAACTTGTTAAAGAAGCAGTAGCACAAAACCTAGGGTCAGAATTAGCTCAACTAAAAGAAGACATCCAAACTGCTCGTGAGAACATGTTCGGTCGTCGCTTATTTGAAGCATACGCAGCAGAATTTGCTGTTACTCACTTAAATGAGAACAAAGAATTTGCTAAACTTCAAGCTCAATTAGCTAAGAAAGAACGTCAATTAGCTGAAAGCAAACAAGTTATTGCTGAAAAAGAAGCATTAGTTGAAACTAAGAACCGTGAAGTTCGAGTTATTAACGAAAGCATTGCTCGTAAAGAGAAAATGACAGAGTTATTAAAACCATTAAACAAAGAGAAAGCTGAAGTAATGATCAGTCTTCTTGAGAGTGTGCAGACAGAAAGACTACAAACTGCATACGATAAGTATCTACCAGCAGTTCTAAACAACGCACCAACAGTCAAAGCTGAGAAAGTGATGATTGCTGAAAGTCGTAAAGAAGTGACAGGTGATAAATCTGCTAAAATTGACGTAATTGAAAACGGTGACAATGTCATTGATATCAAACGTTTAGCAGGGCTAAAATAGTAGTAAACTTTTTTTAAGGAAAATAAGAAATGACAACCCAACTATTAGAAGGCCGTTGGAATGAGACCAAAGACGCCCTGTTAGAAGGTCTACAAGGTTCTAAAAGAACTACAATGGCTGTTATCTTAGAAAATACTAAGAAACACTTGATGGAAACTGCAACCAGTGGCGCTACTGCTGTTGGTAACGTAGCTACATTAAACCGCGTTATTCTTCCAGTAATTCGTCGTGTAATGCCGACAGTTATTGCGAATGAAATCGTTGGTGTACAACCAATGACTGGCCCAGTGGCTCAAATCCACACTCTACGTGTTCGTTACGCTGATCAAGTTACTGCAACTTCAGGCGACAGCACAAACGGTGGTGATGAGGCATTAAGTCCATTCAAGATTGCAACAGCGTACTCTGGTACAACAGCAGGTAAAGCAGCTTCAACATCAACACTTGAAGGTGTACCTGGTAACCGTATCAACGTACAAATCTTGAAACAAGTTGTTGAAGCTAAAACACGTAAATTAAGCGCACGTTGGACATTTGAGGCAGCTCAAGATGCACAAAGTATGCACGGTTTAGATGTTGAAGCTGAAATTATGGCAGCTTTGGCTCAAGAAATTACAGTTGAAATTGACCAAGAGATTTTAGCATCTCTAATGGCACTTTCAGGTAACACATACAACTACAACCAAGCTACAGTATCTGGTACAGCTACATTCGTAGGTGACGAGCACGCAGCTCTAGCAGTTTTAATTAACCGCGCTGCAAACTTGATCGCTCAACGTACACGTCGCGGTGCAGCTAACTGGGCAGTTGTAAGTCCAGAAGCATTAACAGTACTACAATCTGCTACAACTTCAGCTTTTGCTCGTTCAACAGAAGGTACTTTCGAAGCTCCAACTAACACAAAACTAGTTGGTACTTTAAACAATGCTATGAAGATCTATGTTAACTCATTTGCAGCAACAGGTACAGCAGTATTAGTAGGTTACAAAGGTTCTAGCGAAGCTGATGCAGCTGCGTTCTATTGCCCATATGTGCCTCTAATGAGTTCTGGTGTTGTTCTAGATCCAAATACGTTTGAACCAGTAGTAGGCTTTATGACACGTTATGGTTATGCTGAGCTTACAAATACTGCTTCATCTCTAGGTAATGCAGCTGACTACTTAGAAGCGATTGGTATTAGCAACCTATCATTCCAATAAGATTTATTCTTTAGGATATGAAAATAAAAATAGCACCTTCGGGTGCTATTTTTTTATCTAAGCATAATACTCAAAACGTTCTGTTATATCATAGCCATCTTTGCGTTTAACATTTCTTACAGCTTGTAGCAGTACGTTAGCATCCTTTTGACAAAAGTTAGGATGCCTAAAATTCCACGCACGTTTACTTTCTGCCTTATCTAAACAATATAACAAATCCATTTTAATATCAAAACTTTTAGTAGTTCTAAGTAATTCATTCATGTCTTGTATGTCTAAAAAATATTCTACATATTTCTTAGTAGCGTTAATAGTATTGTAGTTAGTAGCACCGCCCTTAAAAACGGGCTTAACACCTTTGTATTTTGCGTTGTACCAAGTCATATTAAACTCCTTATACAAATGAACCGTAATTATACTATCTAAGCTGTTAAAAGTCAAGCTACGATAAATATATGTGTTCGCTCCGTAAGGGGAGTTTATGCGGCACCCACCGCGTAGGCCTAGAACGCCAACCATAAGGAGAAAAACAAATGGGACGTCCTATTAAATTAACATCAGGCAGTACAAACGATATCGGATATGCTAGTGGCATTGGTGGTACAATTGGTGCACCATACGCAGTAACAGGCGTATACACAATCGATTTCCAATATGCAGACTCAACAGGCACAACACATGCACACGGTTTTGCATACAAACAACGTAGTAAACACAGATTTGATGTAGCCGACAGCTCAAGTTTTAACGCTAACACTACAGTGTATCTACGTAACACAGACATTGGTAATCTAGCAGCCGGTCAAGCAAGTGTTATATGTTATGACTACACAGGTACACAATTCTATGCTAAAGAATTACAAGATCACTGGGTAGTCGACTGGAATGGCAATCGTTGGGCTTATGATATTCAAATTGCAGCTACATCTACAATGGCTAACGTAGCTACAAACTAAGGAGAATATCATGGGAAGACCAATTAAAAGAAAATATTTTGGCGTTGGTAACGTCAATGATGGCGAAGTATTTGATGGTGCAGGCGGCGAAGGTCTAGCTAGTGTAACTATTACTAATCCAGGAACAGCATATTCACAAGGTATTAGCTTCACAGTAGCACCAAGTCCAATTGGTGGTATTACAGCGGTTGTTGGCGATACTGAATTTGCTAACGGGGTTATTGCAACAACGTCAGTAATTACATCAGGTAGTGGTTATGTAACGGCTCCGGCTATTTCAATTGTTAAACCATCTAACGTGGTAGTTACTGCTACTTCTGTATATCCAGCTAACGGCAACGTTACTGTTTCAACTACATCTGGTTTATACTTAGGTATGGTAGCTAACGTAGGGTTCAGTGCCTCGGCAACTATTACATCTATTAACGTATACGGTACTAATGTAGTTACTATGTCAAGTGCTAACACAGCACCGTTAGCAGGTACTACTATTGCATTCGGTGACGTAGGTTACGGTGGTGCATTAACAGCGGTATTATACACACCAGATGTTACAGCTAACGTTATTGCGGCCAATGCTTGGATTTCTAGCGGAACTATTGCTAAATTAGCAGACATCAACGCACAGAAAGGTGCTCGTCGTTACAATGTAACTAACGCTGATGGTACAGATAATTGCGTACTAACAGGTAATGCTTTAGTAGTTACAAACGGTGGTCCGTTAGGTGCAGGTTGGATGACTATTACAGCCACAGACAGCGATGGTAATACTTACTATGTTAAACACTTATGTGATCGTACAGCAACCTTACACCCAATTAACGGTGTACAATTTGTTATTGATCAGAAAGTAGCATGGGTAGTAAGTCCTAACTCACCAGTTAATGGTGTATCAGTTCAAATCGCAACAAATAACTAATTTTTAGTTAATGAAAATAGCGGCTCTAAGCCGCTATTTTTTTATCTCTAACTTTTGTGATAAATAATGTAAACGGAATATTTAGATGGCTACAGTTAAAAAACTCAATGGTAATTTAGTTATACAAACACCATTCAAAACTGGTGTTACTAGTAACATTACCTTAGATACTGATACAGTATACATTACTGGTAACTTATACGTTCGTGGCAACACAGCAGAAATCTCAAGCAATGTTTTAAGTATCACTGATAACTTTATTACATTGAATGACGGCGAAACTGGCGCAGGTGTTAGTACATTAGGTACTACTTCTGGTGTTATTATTGATCGCGGTACACTACCAAATGTTAAATTCCAATGGAATGAAACAGTAAAGAGTTGGCAAGTTAGTGACCAAACTGGTGGCAATTTTGCAAATATAACAACATCTGGCACTGGTTTAACTACAGTATTTGACGATAAAGCGCCTGTATTAGGTGCTAACCTAAATGTTAACGGTTATACTATATATGCCAACGTTACAGCAACTTCTTATATCACTTTGCAAGGTGCGCTACAAATGAAGTATGCTAATGTTACATACACATCAGCATTAGGTAGTACTGTAGTTAATGCCGCTGCCGAAGGCGCAGGTCAAACAGGGATATATGTAACAGGTACAGCATCTAGTAACGAAGAATTAGTTACAAAACGTAGAGCATTTGGCTTTTCGTTATTCTTATAGGATTTATTAAATGGCATTAATTAGCACAACACTTACACTAGCAACAAGTAATATCTATGCAAGTACAGGCAATACAGTTATTTCAACTATGTATTTTTGTAATTGGGGATCAGGTGCAGCTAACTTGAACGTTTGGGTTACTGGTAATGGAGCTCCATATAGCACTACAGCTAACATTGTATATAAAGAAATTCAAATTGCTCCGTCAGATACCTATGTTGTTGACAAAGAAAAATTAGTTTTAGCTAGCGGTGATTATATTAGAGCTAACTCGGGTGGTTCAATTAGTGCAACAGTAAACTACGTAGGAATCTAATTCATGGGACGCATGCTTAAAAATCAAGTATTCAGTGGTGCGGCTTATGCTCTAGGTGTGCCAACTGGGACTAGTACTGTTGGGCCTAACCCAGCCGCTAATGCGCAAGTACGTTGGAACACCACTACAAACAAGTTAGAATTCTTTTCTAACACATCCGGTGTAGGCGGGTGGAATGCTGTGGCCACACAAGGCAATGTTACTATATCTTCATTTAGTCCAATAGGAGCTGATGGATCAAAAACACGCTTTTGGAATCCGCCGGTGCCGTTTGTGTCAGGCGACGAACTTAAAGTTATAGTTCATGCAGGATCAGTGTATCAGATCCCTAACACCAACTATACATTCGATGGCACAGGAAATATTATTTTTAGTAGCCCCCCAAGTAGCGGCGCAACTATCACAATCATTAGCGGATTCGCAAGCACAGTTTCAAACATAGCTTAATTATCCAGATAAATAGTGTAAAGGTTGGATAATTATTAATGGCAATCAGTCGCATTCCGGGGTATTCACTACTAAGTAATTTAGACCGCCAAGGTACAGACCTTAGTATAACCTCATCTGGCCTAACTCTACAATACTGGGACGTAACAAACTACCGTATTGGTATTAACAACAGTGCACCGCAATACGATTTAGATGTTAGCGGTAACATTAATACTAGCAATGGACATGTTTATACTGGGGCCAATGTAAGTTACGATCTCGGGACTACAACTAATTGGTGGCGCACTGGTTATTTTGCTAATGTGCAATCTAACTATCTTACAGGTACGTTAGTAACTGCAAATCAACCTAATATCACTAATGTTGGTGTACTACAAAACTTAACTATTTCCGGCAATCTAGTAGTAGCTAACGTAAGCATAGGCAACTTGTTTGTTGGCGGCAATCTAAACGCTGGTAACAATAGAATTATCAACGTTGCAACTCCAATTACAGGTACAGATGCTGCAACTAAATCATACGTTGATAGTGCAATTTCTGCAGATGTTATAGGCAATGTAATTCCGTTAGGTACTCCGTCAGATGGTAACTTAGCTGGCAACAATGCAGCCTATTTAGGCTTTACTACATCTACTACTGTTACAGATGCTATTGATATTTTAAATTCAGTGGCAGAAAACTTGTTTACTAATACCTTTGTTCGTACAGTTACATTCTCAAGCAATGTAACAGCAGGTGGCCAAGGTCAAACTATTTTATTAACAATGGTACCGCAAGGTAATGTTAACCAATATGTAATTAGTTGGGGTGACGGAAGTGCAAATACTACAACAAGTTCTACTACAGCCACACATACCTACGCTACTAATGCGGGTACTCCGTTTACTGTAGCGGTTACAGCAACCAACACCAATGGTGCTGTGCCAAGTAATTCAGCGGCATTCCAAATTCCTGGGTACATACAGATTTACGGTCCTAACCCAGTGATGAGTTACAATCTGTATAGAACTAATACAGGTGGAACAATTCATAGTGGTAATAATTTATATGCCATCCAAGGTAATACAATTTATCTACAAAATACCACAACCAACACAAATACCAGCACAGTAACTTGGTCAGTACTGTGGGGTGATGGTACAGTATCTAACATAGCAAACAATACAAGTCCTGGCGGGGTATTAGGTGCTAACTTGGCCTATACATATAATGGAAATAGTGGCTCAGGGCAATGGGGTGTTAATCTAGCATTACTAACAGATAATCTTGCTAACCCAGCAATCTTACCGCTATACTCAAACGTAGCATTAAAAGTCTATGCCAACGTACCAGCTACACCATATGGTGTAAGTACACGATCATTAACATACGGCACAAGTGTAGGTACAAGTCCGTACCTAGCAGCTAGTGTTACAGATAACACAGGCGGAACAACATTAACAGTCGGAGCTTCAGTTAACCGCGCTACCTACAATCAAACTACTGTTAGTGCCAGTGGTGGTACAATAACTAACACATTAACTTATAATGCTAATGCAGGAGTTTTAGCTTCTTTAGTCAACGGTGTAGACTCGGGTAATGTTAATTTTGCAAACTCACAAACAACAGGGTTATACGGCAATCTTTGGGTCATTACTCTTAGCGATTATAATTTATTTGCACAAACAGGTGCTGCAACAACCTTTGCTAGCTCGATATACTATCCAGGTTGGGGGTCTGGCTTTACGGCCAACGTTACCGCAACTGGTAGCAAATTACCTATAGGCATAAACAGATTCGGCATAATACATTCAACAACTGGTAGAACTAGTAACGTAGACTTTGTAGTTGACAATATAACATCAGTTCCAACAGCGGCATCTGGTATTACTATACCTAGCACCAACGGTACTTACAGATATGTTTCTGGTGTACCATATTATAATACAGGTAGTCCTACTGTGTTAGTTGGTAATACTACTATCAGTAGTTGGATAGGGCAAACATATTATAACGGCAGTCCTGTGAGCATCAGCACAGGGCAATTCCAAGAAGGTACAAGTAGTGCCATAGTCACTGCGGCTACGTATACCTACGCAACGGTAAGCAACACTGCGGTAACAATGTTAAGTGGTGGTACACCTATCGCTAATACTGGAGCATACAGTTCATATACATTAAACCCACTAACAGTATCAGTAACTGCATCGGCTGTTCGTAGCATAGCAAACTTAGTATTAACTGTGACTAGTGTTAATGGCACTAGTTCAAACTACTATACAAACACAGCTATCCAAGTACACACAGCAGCACAAAGTGGTATTAGTGAAATTGCTATATCAGCAAATACATCAGCTAATACAAACCCAGCGGTGCGTAGTACATACTTCTTATCAAGTACAACACATACGCCTAGCTATGTAAACACTACAAACTTTATGTCTACAGCAAACACTTATAATGAAACTAGTGATCCTGGTGTTGCTGGTACTAGAGAAGCTACTATTCGTTTAGGGGTGCTACGTTACTCAACAGCTAATTACAGCACTGGATATCTGCCAGTAGGACCTAATCGTAGTGGTGACGGCACAAGTTATCAATACTTTACCATGGGCTTCCAACGTACAGGTATTTCAAACTTTAACTTAAACTTAGTAGCACCGGCTGGGATTGCTGGATTATGGATAGCCGCACCGGGAACAGCAATTGATAGTACAAGTACATTAAATGGTTGGTTAGATGCTACAGTTAGCTATGCTGGTAGTGGTAAACCTGGAGCTAATACAGGAGCTGGCGGTAACGGATCAAACGGTTGCGGTAGCGGAGCATTGGTATCAGCCAACGTGGCATTAAATGCCGCATATACAATGACACTAGGTACAGTAAGTATGTCATCTGCAACCAACAACGTAGCATTGATTAGAATAGCTTTAGCAAGTGGTCAAACAGTTACCACATTGGCGGTGTCATAATGGCGATACAGAACGCACCAGATTCGCAGAAGGTTGACTATCTTTGGAAGAAAATAGTCTACGGTGCCGCTAAGACTGATATTAGTGGTAACATCGACGCAACTAACGAACCTAATCCAAGCCCGCTACAAATTCGTGCTGATAAAATCTTACAAAATTCTGATCAAATTCCCGGAGTTATTCCGTCAAGTAATAGCAGTGTTGTAACAGTATATCCGACAGCATTTCCTGTAGAATGTACTAGCACAGCAGGCATTCCTACTCCAACATTGACATGGCAAACAGGACGTACATTCTGGGTACCACCAGAGTTTGGATCAACTTATCAAATTAAAGTCTATATTGCACCTAGTGGTAATGCTGCTAACGTAGCTAGTAAAGGTACACAGGTATTTGCCACTGGTAGTGGTAGTAATGACCTATGGGTATTTGACTATCAAGCAGGTATCTTAAACTTTAACAGCAACAACACACCGTATAGCGGTGGTAGCCCTATTAGCTTTGCAGGTAATAGTGTTTATATCAGCGGCGGGGTTTATGCGGGCAATCTAGGATTACCCACGCCTAGCAATATTGGTAATGCTATTTTAGGCAACTTTACATTTAGTGGTAACACTATTTCAACTAAAGAGACCAACGGCAATATTGTATTAAATGCACCTGGCACAGGTATTGTACAGATTTTAGGTACCGATGCATTGGGACTGCCAGCTGGTGATCAATCATCTAGACCAAGTAGTGCTTATGTAGGATATACACGTTTTAATACCACAAGTAAAACAATTGAATACTATGACGGTACTAACTGGATATCACCAGGACAGGCAACAATTAGTAGTCAGACTATCAACCCTGATGGCACAAGTAATACCTATGCACTAAGTTCTAATACAACTTCATCTGGTGTGTTTGTAAGCATCAACGGTACTATTCAACAACCTGGTTATTCATATAATATCATTAATAATAACCAAATTCAATTTACTGAAATTCCATTAACAACGGATTCAATTGAAGTACGTTTAATGGCACCTAGTGCTGTTACTGTTGGCGGATTGAGTTTTAATAATTACACATCTGTAACCTTAGACAGATATAATATAAACATGGTTGGTAACATCCAGACCACTGGATTCTATAACAATCTAGCCAATACCTTAATAGCAACACCTAATGTGGCTGCAACCATTGATAGTTATAGTACCACTAGTTATAGAACTGCAAAATACGTAATTCAAGCTGTTAATGCCGGTGATGTACAAAGTTACGAAACCTTAGTTACACATAACGGTACTACAGCAACTTCGACAACCTATGGGGTGATTACTATTGGTAATGTGCTAGGTAATATATCAGCAAGCATCAGCGGTAGTAATGTTCAAATTCAATATACTCCTGTGATATCTAACACTTATCTTACAGTTAGCCGCAATTTTTACCCACTTTAGTTTTCCCAAACTCAGCATAAATACATTAAACCACACATCGTAGGCCTTGGGGATATGGAACCGCAGGCAAATAATAGTGTAAAATATAATTTAAAGCGGAGTTTTCCATGTCAGGTGCATTAACCAGAATACTGAATAATCAAATCTATAGCAAAACTATTATTGCTAGTCAGAAAATTGCAGACGGATCTATTACAGGTTCACTATTTTCTAGTAACGTAACAGTACCAGGTGACTTATTAATTTCGGGTAACTTGTTTGTATTAGGTTCTAGCTCATATACAACTATTGCTAGTACCAACACTTACGTTAACGATCCATTGGTAGTACTAAACAATGGTTTTAGTGGTACTAATAGTTACGATGAAGGTTTAATTTTCAATCGTGGTACTAGTCAAAACCAAGCTATTATCTGGAGTGAGTACTTTGGCGAATTCCGTCTTATTGCTACTAACGAAACAGGTACAACCTACGGTAACGTTAACAGCGCAGGCTTATCACGTTTAAGTGTTGGTAGCTTAAATGTACCAGGTCAAGCAAACATTGGTACTATTTCTGTAACAAACATAATTACAACCGCAAGTTTAAACGTAAGTGGTAACGTATTAGCCAGCGGTGGTGTGTTTAACGCACTTACAGTAAATGGCAATGAAACCATTAGTGGTTACATCAATGCCGCAGGTAATATATCAACTCCGCAACTAAACGCAGGTCAAATTAATACAACTGGTAATGTATTATCAACAGGTGCAGTACATAACGCATTAACTGTCAACGGTACTACAAATTCCTCAGTTATTAACGTATCAAATATTCTAGTAGGCGCAGGCGGATTTAATAGTAATGCTACTGTGTTTGCTGCTAACTTTAATACACCAGGCAATGTACTATCAACTGGCTTAAGCGTATTTGGTAATACTTCACTGGGTCTAGCAGGCCAAGTTAGCGGATCATGGGTTAACGTAGTAGGTAATATTACACAAACTTCGGCAGGCGGCCCTGTATATTTCAACACAACAGGCAATGTAAGTGCCGCTGTTGGTGTGTTTGGTGCTATAAATTCAACTGGTTATATTAATACCAGTGGTAATATTTCAACACCACAACTAAACGCAGGACAAATTAATACGACAGGTAACGTTATTGCCACTGCTGGTATATACAACGACTTACGTGTCAATGGTAATATTTCAGCCTACGGTTATATCAACACCACAGGCAATATTTCAACTGCACAACTAAATGCAGGACAGGTTAATACAACAGGTAATGTTCTAGCAACAGCTGGTACATTTAACGCATTAACAGTAAACGGAAATGAAACTATTAGTGGCTATATTAATGCTGCAGGCAACATTTCGACACCACAGTTAAATGCAGGCCAAGTTAATACTACAGGTAATGTAGAAGCAACAGCGGGTATATTTAACGCATTAACGGTAAATGGAAACGAGTCAGTGACTGGTTACTTGAATGTAACTGGCAACATATTAGGCGCACAAGGCACATTTAGTGGTATTACATCAACTGGATATATTAACAGTGCTGGTAACGTCTCAACCCCACAACTAAATGCAGGTCAAATTAATACAACTGGTAACGTATTAGGACAAGCTGGTACATTTAACGCCCTAACAGTTAATGGCAACGAAACTGTAACTGGCTACTTGAATGTAACTGGTAACATTTTGGGTGCTACTGGTACATTGAGTATATTGGGGGTTTCGAACAGTCTATGGGCTAACGCAAGTATAGCAACTACTACACAAGGTACAGGTGCTATTGTAGTACCTAACGGTGGTATTAGTGTTGCAGGTGCAGCGAATATTGCACTTACAGCAACTATTGGTGGTGCTACACAAATTAACAACACACTAGGTGTTGGTGGCATTACAACAATAACAAACACTACTCAAGCAACTGGTGCATCAACTGGTGCATTGCAGGTTGCTGGTGGCGCAAGCTTCAGCCAAGACGTTTGGATTGGCGGTAATTTATTTGTTAGCAACATCATTGGTGTTCAAGCTAACGTTATTACTGTACAAGATCCGCTACTATATCTAAGACCAAATGTAACAACACCATACAATTATGATATTGGTTTCTACAGTGCGTTCACTGGCGTAGGTCTAGGTACAATCAACCAATACCAACATACTAGCGTATTCCGTGATCCTACAGATAACACTTGGAAATTTGTAAGTAACCTGGCAGAGCCAAGTGCAAGCTATATCACGCTTGATGGTACTACTGTTTACGATCCAATTAAAGCTGGTAACTTAAACTTAGTTAATACAACAGCCGCAACTACAACAGGCACTGGTGCTTTAATTGTAGCAGGCGGTGCTGGTATCGGCGGAACACTAGTAGCAGGACAACTAAACAGTACAGGTAACGTACTAGGTCAAGCTGCAACATTTAACGCATTAACAATTAATGGCAATGAAACAATTACTGGTTACTTGAATGTAACTGGTAACGTAATGACAGCACAACTAAATGCAGGTCAAATTAATACTACAGGTAACGTATTAGCTACTGCCGGTGTATTTAATGCACTAACAGTTAATGGTAATGAGTCAGTAACTGGTTACTTGAATGTAACTGGTAATATTTTAGGTGCTAGTGGCACATTAAGTGGTTTGACAGTTAATGGAGCAACAACACAAAATGGTACATTAACAGTATCAAGTGGCTTTATTAACTCCTCAGGCAACATTTTAGCAACTGCTGGCACATTCAACGCATTGACAGTCAATGGTAATGAATCAGTAACTGGTTACTTGAATGTAACTGGTAACGTAATGGCTGCCGTGGTAACTGCAAGTCAACTAAACACTACTGGTAACGTGCTAGCTACAGCAGGTGTGTTTAACGCACTTACTGTAAATGGTAATGAATCAGTAACTGGCTATTTAAATGTAACTGGTAACGTAATGGCTGCAGTGGTAACTGCAAGTCAATTGAATACCTCAGGTAACGTTATTGCACAAAATGGTGTATTAAATGGATTAACAGTAAATGGAAATGAAACTATTAGTGGCTACATTAATGCCGCAGGTAATATTTCAACTCCACAACTAAATGCAGGTCAAATTAACACAACTGGTAACGTTTTAGCAACAGCAGGTGTGTTTAACGCAATGACAGTTAACGGTAATGAGTCAGTAACTGGTTATTTGAATGTAACTGGTAATGTGTTGGCTACACGTGTAGATGCTACAGTGCTTGCTGCTACAGGTGTTATTTGGGCAAACTCCACTACAGATACAACATCAACTACAACTGGTGCAATTATTACACAAGGTGGTATTAGTGCCGCTGGTAATATCTACGCTGGTAAAAACATCTATGTTGGCAGAGCGACTGCATTTAGTATAGCATTAAACTACCCAACAGTAGTAGCAGTTGATAACGGATCAACATACGCACAAATGGCTATATTGAACACTGCTAATACAGGTTCAGCAGACTACGCTGCATACTCAAGCGCAGGTAACGACACTGCTGGTTGGGCAGACATGGGCTTCACCGGCAATGCGTTTAATGATGGCAACTACACAATTACTAAACCAAACGATGGTTACTTTTTTGTTAAGCCGGAAAGCAGTACATGGGGTGGTAACTTAGTTCTAGCAACTAGCCAAACAGGTAACTTTAACGATATTGTATTTGGTGTTGGTAGCTTCCAAAGCACAGCAGAAGTTATGCGCTTCCATAGTAACGTGAGCAATAACGGTAATGCTTGGTTGAAATATACTACTGTAAGTACAACAACTAACACTGGTGCGCTACGTGTAGACGGTGGGGTTGGTATAGCTGGCAATGTACGTGCAGGTGGTGGCGCTGTGTTTAACAGCACACAAGGACATGATCCATTTGTAGTAATGGGTTCTACAACCACTGGATTAATCTACGCAGATCCAAACAATGCAGCAGTTACAGTGGGCGGTGGTGGCTACAACGGCACAGGCAGTGTAAGCACAACACCTGGTGCATCATTTAAAGTACAATCAACAGACTCAATGATGGTACCTGTAGGTACAACAGCGCAACGTCCAAGCGGTGGTGGCGGTAACGTTGACGTAGCAGGTATGATGCGTTTTAACTCCACAGTTTCACAGTTAGAATTTTACGATGGTAGCCAATGGCAGACAGCAGGTTCTGTGTTTACTGTTATTAGTGATCGTCAATTCTCAGGTAATTCAGGAGCATATGGTCACGTAGACGGTACTAACACATCCTTTACCTTGCAAGCAAGTTCGACAACTAGTGCCACAATCGTAAGTATTAATGGTGTGATACAATTCCCAGTACTGGCGTATTCAGTAAGCGGATCAACATTGACATTTACAGAACCGCCGGCACCAGATGATGTAATTGACGCTCGTGTACTAGCAACTACTACTGTAGTATCATCAATTACTAGTGGTAACGGCCTAAATCAATTCTTATGTGATGCGAGCGGATCACAAATTTGGTCAGGTACTAATGCATCAGGTACAATTGAACGTATCAACGTTGATACCTCAGGTAACTTTAACTACCTAACAGGCAATAAAGTTACATACACACAACCAGTGGTTAATATTCCAACAGCAAGTACTCCTGTAGTAATTGATACATTCCCAACATCAAGTTATACAACAGCCAAGTATATTGTGCAGGTTAAAACTGGAAATACAGCAGAAGCAGCAGAGATATTATTAACTCAAGATACTGTTACTCCATACTTAACAACATATGGTGTAGTTGGTAATATAATGGGTGTATTCTCATGTAGCATTAGTTCTGGCAACGTTAACCTTTACTATACAAGTAATAGTCTGACAAATAGTAATGTTAAAGTAATGACAACTTATATTGTATAAAGGTAATCAATGATACACGTAAATAAAAAGTTCCGTAGAGGTTATGTAGGCGAAGAAATCATTGTTGAACGTAGACTAGAGGACAGTATGTGGAAAACAACCACAGAAACTGTTCCTAGTGGTATTACCAACAGACAGATTTCTAACACAGCTATTGTAATAGGCAATGGAACTAATCGTTTAGGATTTGATCTACAGAATTTTAAAAAGCCTAGCGGATTATTAGGGTCAAGAACTGTACAAACCTATGGGTGTAACGCACTTTATAGAGATTTTGAACCAGATTTTTTAGTAGCGGTGGGTAATAATGGTATTGTAGCTGAAATAGCAAATGGCACATATACACAAGGACATATTGTTTATTCTAGTGCTATTCACTTATTAGAACATCCTGGCAAATTTTATCTAATCCCGTACGATATCTATGCGGATGCTGGTACTACTGCGGCTTACATTGCGGCATTTGACGAGCATAAAAAGATATACCTAATAGGATTTGATGGTCACGAAGCAGGTTGGAATAACAATGTCTATGCTGGCACTGCTGGATACGATGCTAATGATTTTGAAATTGATCACAGCGAATGGTTAACAAATCATAAAGCATTATTCGATACCTACGATGACGTAGATTGGGTCTGGGTTACACCGGCGGGTAGCAATCCTATTCCAGAACAATTAAAATCTTGTTTAAATTTTAGACAAATTAATTTTAGAAATCTTGTATTAGAGTGCGACCTATAAGACCGCTTCTAACGTCTTAATTTTATCTACAACACTTGAAAAATTGATAGTACGCCAAACTCCTGGGTGCAGGGGTTTTGGATGATCCTCTAGACCTACCCAACAAAATCCACGATGCTCGTTGTTAAGTACAGGTACAAATTCATCATCAATGGCTATTAAAAACGTGTGATATGAGAATTTATTATTGTCGCTAGTGAACTTTTCAATCGGAATAACTTTAGTGTTTGAGAAATCGTAGCCTAGTTCCTCGTCGAGTTCTCTATATAAGCTAGACAGTAAATGTTCACCAGCTTCGATGCCGCCCCCGGCTAATCCCCAGGTTCCTGCATATTTTTTAGTATTGCGTAGTAAGAAAAGGTAACGTTGAGTACTAATACTATATATGAATGTGCCTACACCTTCTATAATACCAGAGTCCACAGGCCCTCTTTGTACTCGCCCTCGTAACTTTTTAACCATTGAACACCATTCCATTTGTATTGAGTACCTGTAGTCAGGTTACTTACATATTGTAAACTCTGATCAGTCTGACTGTCAAATATTACTGTCCAGTGCGACCCATTGTATTCTATAATATCGTTAGCATGTGCTACTAGATCTTGACCATCTGCGCCACGCCAAGCAATAGCGCCATAGCCCGTAGGGTTAGCGTAACTACCGATGTCTTCTAAAATCAAATAGCTAGTACCACTAACAGCAGAAATACTGTTAGGATTTACAGTGCTAGGGTTAATAATGGCATTGATAGCAGATAGAGTATTACCTGGTTTAGTATCTACGTCGACATTAAAGATTAATAAAGTATCATCGGTTGGATGATAGCTTACAGTGCCAATAACTTCAGTGATGCCATCTTCTTGTAGAAGTCTAACTTGACTAATACCATTGTTTAGTTCACCGTAGACGTTGATTAGACTACGCCAACTGTCTTTAGTACCAATTTTAGTTTGTGTTTGTGTAGTGGGATCTCTAGGATCTGCAAATTCGCTGATCTTTAATAGAGTTAAGGTATTGCCAATTAGCAATGTGCCATACATCATAGGTGTAAAGTACTGACGAGCACCTAAAAGATTACCATCATTTAGCACAGCATCGCTTAAGTTGCCATCACCATCGTGTATGTTAGCAATAATCTTTTGAATAACGCCAAGTTTTTTAACCTTAGCTGGGGTACTAATCCACACAGGTAGTTTAAATGTAAGTGTAGCAACATCGATTGGGTTTTCTGTACCAATCGGAACGCTACGGCTAGTCCAATTTGGGCTTTCTAAATAAACAACACTGAGGCTAGTCCAGTCGATATAGTTATCAGTTGACTGAATCTCTAGTGCAGGATTGAATAATGGAATAATTTGTTCTAATAGTTGTAGCTTTTGTTTAGTGTTGCTAGTCCAAATGTCTACCTTAAGTTCTAAAGTATAAGGCACAGGCATCATACGTTCAATAGTAAAGGCATTGCCTTGACGATTTTCATATTCCTGGGTGTCTTCATTGTAATAACGTTCACGAATATTCATCTTGCCAACAAAGTCTGGCTGTTGAACACGATCACGATCATAGGTCATGGCATTAATATACACAGTCATTGCTGGCACAGTAGGTAGCATATTGCCGCCCGAGTTCTGATTGATAATAGTTTGTACTTGACGGCTACTATCACCCCAATAAACTGGAACACGTTGTAGAGTAGTATTACCGTTACGGTCCTTGCCAAACTCTACTTGAAACCCACTGAGCATACGAATAAACTGTGCCAAGAAGCGTTCTATCTGCCCATCGTAAAAAAACTGTTGACTTGCTACCATTATATGTTATCCGCTGAAGGACGTAAGGCTTGACTCAAGCTCTGACGTTCATTAACCACGTGTCTATAGACAGTGTATTCTAATAGATCACCGATTGCTAACACAGTAGATACAGTAAATGATACGTTTCCGCCAATGTTGTTTACAGTATTAGTTATAGGTAGACCGTTTAATTGTGTACGTACACCATATGTGCTAGCATAAGGTACTACAGTAAGTACAGTACCATATGGATTTACGTTACTTAGAGTAAATGATACAGTGGCTGCATTAGCTGAAGGAGTATATGGATTTGCTACACGTATAGCATCCCATGCTGCAGCATTGCCCATAAACTGGTTGGTATTGTTTATAAAGCCGCTAAGTTGAGTTGTATTTTGTGCGCCAGGTGTTAGGTTAGTTCTCACAGCATCTTCCACTTTAACCCAACGACGTCCATCGTAACGGAACAGTCTATTAGGTACATAATCTAAGCGTAGGTAGTAATCACCTTCGTGCGGGTTAAAAGGAAAGCTCAAGCCAGCGGCAACTGTAGCACCATTTGGTGGTAGACCGTCGCCAGTTAGGTAACCTTCTACCTTGGTTACTGAAGTTAGGGTTTGGTAACTAGCATCATCTACAGTAGAACTAGCATCTACTACCTGTCCATCTACTGTATGAGTAGCTGTGCTAGCATCTGCCGCTGATGGATCTACTGGATTACCATTACTATCAACAGCTTCTGTGTAGAATGATGTAGTATCATACCCACTTTCTGGTACATCTTGCTCTGCACGACTAACAACCGCATCGTTGATGCCAAGAAGCGTGTTATAGGTGCTTAATAGATTACCTAATGTTTGATCACCAGGATTCAATATACCATCACCATTAGGATCATTAGCTGGTAAACTATTAAGAATATCTTTGTATTCTTGACTGTCTACTAGAGGTTGTAGTTTAACACGCCATAGATGTGGGTACCATAGTGGACTAAACCCTTCTGCTGCACGGGTAGCATCTTGTACTACATAGTATCGTTTAAGTGCCGCAGACATTGCATCATCTAAAGGATAGTAGTCTTTTAAGAATGGCATTTCTACAACATCGCCAACCATAATCTTACGACCTAACGTGTCAATCATGTCATTTAAATGAAATGTAGCAAATATAGTATCGCCAGTTAGGAATAAGCCAAATTGAGTTAAGTCAAAGTCACTGTCGTTGATACGAAACTGTGTACGCATTGTATATATGCTGGTATCATATTTACGGTCGCGGTTTTCTAAGAACAACATGTCTTGAATACTAGTAAGACCAGTGCCGCCGGGCTCGGTAGCATTGATGTTACCGGTATCTAGTGGACCTAAATATTTGTGCAAATTAATATCAACACCGCCCACAGTAAACATTTCGCTGATAGTTCTATCAAAAAATTGATAATCACTACCTTTGGTTGGTCTATAAAGTGAAAGTCTTGGCATTACGTAATCCTATTATCTAGTATTTATCGTTGATTGACATCTAGAGAAATAGATAGTATAATACAAAAATGGAAAATAAGATACAAACAAGTATGGATTGGGCTATAGTACAGCAACGCATAGAAGCGCCAATACGTAGTATGAAGCGATACAGCCACGAAATGTGGAATATTAGTCATAATATTGGACTTATGGTTAAAGACGTAAGCAAAGAAGAAATTAACTGCCGCAGATTGGGTAAGCAGACCAGATTACATAAAGAACTGGTTGACAAAGTCAATGAAGAGATAGCAAACTATGAACGTATGATGACATTTGCTGTATTACTTGCGGGATAAAAATGAAACACTCTTGGACACAACCGTCTTATCCAGACGGAAAATATAATAGATTATATCAAGCACAACGTACTATTAATCTACATAATGAACTAATTACATTAGATAAGTTAGAACCTATTACTGATGTTACAGAAGCAAAAAATATTTTAATTAAATACACACTACAAAAATAATGCTAATTATGACTATAGAAGAAGCGTACTCAGCGGTACAATTTTACAATCGTGATCTATGGAAAGCTCTAACACAAATGAATAGTGAATGGGATGACTTGGATATATACGATAAGACAGCATACAAAATGGTTAAACGTGAGTTAGAAAGGGAAATGACTAATGGCAATTAAAATTGATGGTGCAAAGAAGAAAGCTAAAGTAACTAAAGATCCTATTTTCTTAGATGAAAAGTATACAGGTAGTGAAGTAATTTGGGATCACGATCGTGCCTTAGAGTTTACAGACGAAGAATTTGATCATCAATTTCGTAAAGCTATGCGCTACTATAATTATTTCTACGGTGTTAAAGACCTAAAGAAATATTTTGTAGCTTGGTTGCGTGAACACACAGGTAAAGATAGCGAATATCATCACTTAGACAAAGCAACTATTGATTACTATGCTAAAACCAAAGATGGCCTAACTCCACTTACAGCCTGCGCTATTATTAAAGCACATACACAAGGTATGCCGTTACGTGATCGTCATGTAGAATACTTGTTAGACACTGTGAAGAAAGTTATCAAACTACAGGAAGAACTTGCCGAAGATGATGAATCAGTAAAAGCTGATGCAAAGGCCCCTAAGATTGACGTAAAGGTACCTACAATACAAGATCGTATGAACGCAATAGCAGACAAGCACCAACTACATTTCTTAGAGCTAGAAGATCAATTGTTTGCAGGCAAGACAGTTGACCCTAAAGCATACGAGTATTTGTTGGCTAAGAGTGTAGCACCAGCAACACTAGCTAGAATCTTAGCACCGTTTGAACGTAGTCGCGCAGAGTTCCTAGCGGCAAAAACCAGCAAAGATGAAGACACAGTCGATGCTTACGCACACCTTAAAACAGCTGACTACAAACGTTTAGAAGCTTTCTATACAGCATTGTTTGATGGGTTCGCTCAATATGGACAGGTTAAACGGGCAACTAAAAAAGCAAGTGTACGTAAACCTCCGCAAAAAGAAAAACTTGTTGCCAAACTTAAATATCTAAAGAATGATACTACACTTAAATTAGTGAGTGTTAGTCCTGTAGACATTATTGGCGCACAGGTATTGTGGGTTTACAATGTTAAAACACGTAAACTTGGTCGTTATGTTGCTGAAGAAATGGGTGGTGCGTTAAATGTTAAAGGCACTACTATTACAGGATACAATGATATCAAAAGCACACAAAAAACTATTCGTAAACCCGAAGTACAATTAAAAGAGTTCATGGCTGCCAGTAAAGTTGAATTGCGTAAGTTTTTAGAAAATATTAAAACTACAGAAGTTAAACTTAACGGACGTATCAACGAAGACACAATCTTACTTAAAGTAGCATAAACAAAAATTATCCTGTTGTTGACGATAAATACTTGACAACAGGATAATTTAAATGTCTTTAATACCAGCACAAATTTCAGCTACCACGGACCTAACGGCCAATGGTAGTCTTGTAACAGACAGTCTTTTTAGTGCCAATACTGGTACAGGCGCAGGTCATATTGCGTTTGATGCTAATCTACAAGCACAATTAACCACAGTATCAAGTCTACAAAACGACATCGTTGACTATATTCGTCTACGATTAGGTTATGGTATGATTGATGTTGAAGCGGACAAAGAACACTTCGACATGGGTATCAAGCAGGCATTTATCCGCTATCGTCAAAAGAGTTCGAATGCTGTAGAAGAAAGCTATGCGTTCTTAGATATCTATCCTGAAACACAAGAATACATTCTACCTAACTATATTACAGATGTTAAACAGATTTATCGTCGTGGTATCGGATCAGTTACAGGTACAACAGCCAGTCAATTTGAACCATTTGCATCAGGCTACTTAAACACTTATATGTTAGTAGCTGGTCGTGTTGGTGGTTTAACTAACTATGAACTATTTGTTGACTATCAAAAGCTAGCAATGAAGATGTTTGGTGGGTTTATGAACTTTTACTGGAATAAAGTTACCAAGAAGCTTACTCTAGTTCGTAAACAACCATTTGGCGGCACAGGCGCTGCAAATACAATTGCTGAAACAGTAATGCTACACGTATACAATTACAAACCCGATATTATGTTATTAAACGATCCTCAGGTATTTCCATGGATCCAAGACTATGCTTATGCTCTAACTATTCTAAGCATAGGTCAAGCACGTGAAAAATTCCAAAGTATTGCTGGCCCACAAGGCGGTACTAGCCTTAATGGTGCTGCATTAAAACAAGAAGGTATGGAATTACTTAAAGAGTTAGATGAACAAATTAAAAACTTTGTAGATGGCGGCCAACCATTGACTTGGATAACTGGCTAACCAAAATATCTAGACATAGTAATCTAACTGTAATACAATAGTATATCAATTAGGAGTTTTCATGAGTTCTATCATCGCCATCTGCGGCTTTATGGGTTCTGGCAAGGACACCATTGCTGATTATCTAGTTAATTTCCACGGTTACAAAAGAGAAAGTTTCGCCAACAGCCTTAAAGATGCTGTGAGCGTAGTGTTTGGTTGGGACCGCGAACTATTAGAAGGTCGTACTAAGCAAAGCCGCGAATGGCGCGAAACTAAAGATGAATGGTGGAGCAAACGACTAAAGCAAGACATCACACCACGCTGGGTCCTACAGTATTGGGGCACAGAAGTAGTGCGTAAAGGCTTCCATGACGACATGTGGGTAGCTAGCTTAGAAAACCGCTTGATGAACAGCAAAGATGACATCGTTATCACCGACTGTCGCTTTCCAAATGAAATCAAAGCACTTAAGAACATTGGTGCTAAGGTACTTAGAGTTAAACGCGGTCCGGAACCTGAATGGTATGAACATGCTAAAAACTACAACAAAGGTCAAAAGTACATCGGCTGGGCAATTGGCAAGCATCACCTAGACGAAGCGGGCGTTCATGCCAGCGAGTATAGTTGGGTTGGTAGCAAGTTCGATAAGATTATTACTAACGATAGTACTATTGAGGACTTGTACGAACAAGTAGAACAACTGTTAAAAATCAGGGACCAAGTCCCCTTGACGCCAGCCTAGTCCTTCATGAGCAACTTCATACTGACAGTTAGAGCATATGGTACGCAGATTACTATGCTCGTTATTGTTTAGATCACCATCGATGTAATAGACAAATAGCTGATCTTTATACTTTGCCTTAAAGCCACACTTTTCACAGTGTGGTTTCTTTTTGTAGCCTGCCTTATGCCAACTTGGGATAGGTATAGGTAATTTCTTCTTTTTACGGATACAACTGTCACATCGACTTCTATAATAAGTCTTGTCCCATAGCTTATAGTTGACTGCACAGGGTTTTTTACCACAAATCTGACATAATTTTCTGTATTCCATACTAGTATTTATGGGTGAACCTTTAAAAGGGCACCTTATACCACTAATTTAACCAAAAAATTATAAATAGTTTAAAGTAGTAACATTCATAAAGGAATACTTAACATGGCAGCATTAACTTCACCTGGCGTATCAGTTACCATAATTGATGAAAGCCAATATACGTCTACACAAGCTGGTACTGTTCCATTTATTTTACTTGCAACCGCGCAAGATAAAATGACTCCTAGCAATTCGCTAGCGACAGGAACAACTATTGCTAATGCAGAAAAAATTATTACAGTTACCAGTCAACGTGACTTGGTTAACATTTTTGGTAGTCCTAATTTTGAGCTTGACGCATCAGGTAATCCAGTTAATGATAGTCAACTTAACGAGTATGGCTTATTAGCTGCTTACTCAGCATTAGGCGTAACAAACCAAATTTACATTCAACGTGCTAACGTTAACTTAGCAGAACTAGCAGGTACAAGTACTCGTCCAACTGGTACACCAGTTGATGGTACCTATTGGTTAGACACAGATACTAGCGCAACTAACTGGGGCGTGTTTGAATGGGATCAAGAAGATGGTTTCACAAATCAACAAGGTAGTATCACAGTAATTACAGATCCAACATATCTAAACGCAGGTGTGCCTTTAAGCACATTCGGTGCGATTGGCGACTACGCTGTAGTTGCTACAAGTTCAAGCAATCCAATCTACTACAAAGGTTATGATAATAACTGGTATCTAGTAGGTAGTGATGGTTGGAGATCAGTAGTTTCAACAATTACAGGTAGTGTTGCTAGTCCAACAATTACCAGTGGTAGTAAACTAGTTATTAACGGTAACACAGTTACAGTTTCGGGTACAACAGCATCTGCAGTGGCTACAGCTATTAATGCAGCTACAATTAAAGGTGTAACAGCTAACGTTACTAATTCATCTAACCCACAAGTTGAAATTTTTGTTAACAGTAATACAATCATTTATAGTAATGCAGCTGGTAACGTTCGTGGTACTATCGACACAGCTACATCGACACCAGATACACTACAAATTATTAAAGGTACAGCTATCAATGCTATCGATGCTGCATCTAGCGCAGGTTTATTAGATGCAAACCTAGCTATTTCAATTACAGGTAGTGGTAACATTTATACATACAATGGTCCTGCTGTACAATTTAGTGACTACACTAACCCACCAGCATGGCGCGAATCAGACACAAATACCCGTCCAAACGGTAGTATTTGGTTTAAAACATCAGCAACTGGTAACGGCGCAAGCTGGGCTATTAAAGAATACAGTGCTAGCTTAGATTCATGGAACCAATTGGCTGCTCCTTTATATTCAAGCGATGCGGCTGCAATCTACGGTTTAGACCCAGTAGGTGGCGGTGCAGGTCTAGCGGCAGGTTCTATCTATGTTAAATACGACACCTTAAGTACAACTACTGGTACATTTAAACCTTATATTAAAACAGTATCAGGTGTAGTAACTATTACAGGTACAGTATCGGGTGCAGCTGGTTCATATCACCAAAATGATAGCTTTAGCCTAGCTGTTAGCGTACCGGGTTCTGCAACATTGCGTACAGCTACAGTTACATTAAATGCAAACACAGCAGCTAGTATGGTTGGCGGTATTTTAGGTGCTAACTTACCAAACATCACAGCAGGCTTTAACTCAAGCGGTGAGATCTTTATTAGTCACTTAGCTGGCGGTACAATACAAATGACGCAATTGGTAGGTACTCCACTTGCTACAGCAGGTCTATTTACAGACTCACATGTACAAGTAATTTCAGCAGGTACAGTATACCTAGCAAGTCCGTGGACAGCATTGACTTACTTCTATGGAGCTACAGCACCATACAGTAATCCAAGTCAAGGTGCATTATGGTACTTTAGTGATCCAACACAAGTAGATATCATGATTCACGATGGTAGTGCTTGGAGAGGTTACCGTAACGTAGGTACAGATGCTCGTGGTTATACACTAACAGCAACTGACCCTAATGGTGTAATTATTGCTGCAAGTCAACCAACAACACAAAGCGATGGTGTTACGCCAGTGGTTCCGGGCGATTTGTGGATTAACAGTGGCAATTTAGCTAACTTCCCTGTACTATATCGTTATAACGGTGCTACATGGGATCTAATTGACAATGCAGATAGCGTTGATGCAAGTGGTATCTTATTTGCAGATGCACGTTGGTCAGCAACAGGTGATGTAGATCCAATTACAGCCGACTTGCCAACAACAGCTAGCTTGTTAACAAGTGATTATTTAGATCCAGATGCTCCAGAATACCAATTATACGCTCGTGGTACATTGTTGTTTAACACACGCCGTTCAGGTTACAATGTTAAACAATTTAACCCTGACTACTTCACAACAGCTCAATTAGCTGTTACTGGTGGTACAGTACAAAATGCTTGGGTAACACACAGTGGTGATGATCCAACCACAGGCGTTCCATACTTTGGCTACAAAGCACAACGTTCAGTAGTTGTAAAAGCATTGAAATCAGCTATTGCTTCAAGCACAACACTACGTGAAGAACAAACAGCATTTAACTTAATTTGTGCTCCTGGTTACACAGAATTAATTGGCGACATGATCACTCTAAATAATGATCGTTTAGATACAGCGTTCATTATCGGTGATAGCCCAATTGACTTACCGGCAGACAGCACAACATTAAACAACTGGTCAGACAACGAAGCTCTTGCAGCAGACAATGGTGAAACTGGTTTAGTAAGCCATAGTGAATACTTAGGTGTTTACTATCCAAGCGGTTTAGCTACTAACTTAGATGGTAACAGTGTAGTTGTTCCACCAAGCCATATGATGCTACGTACATTGATCCGTAGTGACGCTGTAAGTTATCCATGGTTTGCACCAGCTGGTGTACGTCGTGGTTTAATTGACAATGTAAGCTCAATTGGTTATGTTGATCGCACAAACAACAATGTATACACAAGTATTGGTGTAACAAACGGTCTACGTGATGTACTTTACGCAAACAATGTTAATCCATTAACAGTGTTACCGGGCGTAGGTTTAGTTGCATACGGTCAAAAAACACGTGCTTCGCAATCAAGTGCATTAGATCGTATTAACGTAGCTCGTTTAGTAGTTTACTTACGTACAGTACTTAACAAAGTTGCTCAACCGTTCATCTTTGAACCAAATGATACTATTACACGCAACCAAGTTCAAGCAGCATTTAACGCTGTGTTCAATGATTTAGTTGCTAAACGTGGTATCTATGACTACTTGGTAGTTTGTGATACAACAAACAACACTCCGGCACGTATTGATGCTAATGAGTTGTGGGTTGATATTGCTATACAACCAGTTAAAGCAATTGAGTTTATTTACATTCCAGTACGTTTACAAAACACTGGCGCAGCTTTAACAATTCAGTAATATACGTACATAATGGGAGAGGTGACTCTCCCATATTGTAAGTGAAAAAATAATAAATACTATAAAGAAGTATTAAAAGGAAGAAAAGATGGCAACATCATCATTAACAAATTTTACAGTGCCGTTATCAACAGACCAAAGTGCTAGTTCACAAGGTTTGTTAATGCCAAAATTAAAGTTCCGCTTCCGCGTTACTTTTCTAAACTTTGGCGTTACACAACCAACGACAGAACTAACAAAACAAGTTGTTGACTTTAAACGTCCAAGTGTGAGCTTTGACGCTATTGAAATACCTATTTACAATAGTCGTGTGTATCTAGCTGGTAAACCAACCTGGGCTGAAGTTACATGTAACTTGCGTGATGATGCAAGTGGTGAAGTTTCTAAACGTGTTGGCGAACAAATGCAGAAACAATTTGACTTTATGGAACAAGCATCAGCAAGTTCTGGTATTGACTACAAATTCCAAACATTACTTGAAATTCTTGATGGTGGTAATGGTGCTAATACACCTAACGTTCTTGAAACTTGGGAATTGTATGGATGCTACTTGTCAACAGCAGATTATGGCGATGTTAACTATGGTGAAAATACACCTATTCAAATTGCCTTAACAATCCGTTATGATAACGCATTACAAACACCTACAGGTTCAGGCATTGGTTCTTCAGTAACACGTACTTTAGGTACAGTAATCACTGGTTAATCCAGACGAAAAATACATTATAAAGGCCCAGTTAATTCTGGGCTTTTTTTTGACGATAAATAATGTATATAGGATACATTATGTCTAGCAACAATATTTTTGGTGAACTATTACAAAGCATAGCACCTAACCAAAGTGTTAGGGACTATCAACATGGCGCACGAACCTTTGTTGACAGCTTATATAGATTAAGCCCTAAGATAGGTAATCTGTATCATGTGTTTATTGATGTAAATCAAAGTATCGCAGGTACAGATACACTAAGTTTGATAGAAACTGGTCTAATGGCTAAGAGTGTTACACTACCTAAATTTACTATACAAAATAAAACCTATAATGCTTATAATCGTAAGATGGTACAACAAGAACGTGTTACCTACGATCCTGTTAATATTACCTTTCATGATGACAGTGCCGATGTAGTTAGATTGTTTTGGCAAAAATACTTTTCATATTACTACAGAGACAGCGATTATTTAGGTAACGAACAAACATATAATTACGATAGCAAATATAAAACTCGTCAACAGCAGATGTGGGGTTATAGTCCACAGGCTAATGATGGTAATCAATCCTACATCAATGCTATTAGAATTTATAGTCTACATCAAAAGCGTTTTAGTTCATACTACTTGATTAGACCAATGATCACCGCATTTGCTCATGGACAGCACGATGCAGGTGATTATTCACCGATGCAACATCAAATGACAGTCCAATTTGAATCTGTATTATACGAAACTGGCCCAGTAAGCAACGGCACAGTAATGGGCTTTGATGAAGTTCATTACGACAATACACCTAGTCCACTACGTAATGCTGGCGCCGCGATTGGATCTATAGAAGGTGTTATTTCTGGTATTCAAAATGGGGACCTTGGCGCAACGGTACAAAATGGTATTAATGCTATGAATATTTTTACAGGCAGCAATACACAGCTTCAACAAACACCTGCCCTTGATTTGAGCAATATAGGTAATAGTATCCTCAAAGGACAAAATCCATTTAGTCCTGTGTTTGCTCCGACTAGCGCAACAGTACAACAAGGTATTGCTCGTGCTAGCGGCGGCAATGGTGTACTAAATCTTCTAGGACAATAAAATGGCTATCAACGGAAATTTACCTGGTCAAACCACTAATAATCCAAGTACTACAAATTACTTCAATAACTTTTATAATGCGGCTGTGGGTACTAGTCCATCGATTAACGATGCTGTAGTGGCCTTCTTCCAGCGTATTACAGGCAATGCAGATACTGGTAGAAATTTAGCTGCCTCAGTGATCTACACAGCTTTACAACAAAATCTAGATCCAATGACTATTGTTGATCAATTAAAAGCTCTAAACGATAAGCGAAATATAACTAATCCTATTAGTGAATATAGTCAAGAAACTAATCAAGGTTCACAGGATGACTATGTATTTGATCCTGAAACAGGTACATGGTCAACAGGTACTAAAAACTATGCTAAACCAGGACCTTCAACTCCTCCTGCGTTTGTAACTGAATTAGATGCTTATCTAACTATGCTGCTTAACCTTAACCGCGTGGGCACTAGCCTATTAGGTATTAGTAATAGTCCCCAAACTAGTCCTTACGTTTCGAGAATGATTCTAGCATAATGGCCAAATACGCTAACGGTAAATTTACAATTAAAAATGCAGAAAAATATATAGGTAAAAGAGTACCTACATATCGTAGTAGCTGGGAATTTGCATTTATGAATTTTTGTGACAATAACCCAGCGGTTACACAGTGGGCCAGTGAAAGCATACAAATTCCATATTTTAATCCTGTACTAGGTAAACAGACTATCTATGTTCCCGATTTTGTCATAGTATATCAAGACGCTAACAAAAGACAACATGTAGAAGTTGTTGAAATCAAACCGTTAACACAAACCACTATGGAAAGTGCTAAGACACTTAAAGACAAATACAGTGTAGCAATTAACATGGCCAAGTGGGCTGCAGCAGATGCTTGGTGTAAGGCTAATAATATGCGTTTCCGTGTAGTAACAGAACACGATATCTTTAAAAATCTCAAACGATAAAAATAGTATTAAATACAATACTATGACACAAAAACTATCAGAATTATTTAATTTACCACCTGCAGATGATGTAACTACAGACGCTGCAGAACATACCATTGAAGAAAATCGTGCGCTAATAGAAGAAACCGACTTAGCCATTGATAAGATTGATGCAGCATTACCATTTGTAGCAGACTTAGACACTAGCGATAAAGAGCTAGATGAGCTTGCTGATCTAGCCAAAGACAAATTTCAAGACCTGATAGACCTAGGTATGAACGTTGAAGCACGCTTTAGCGGGCATATTTTAGCCACAGCAGGTACATTATTAGGACATGCCATTACAGCTAAACAAGCTAAGTTAGATAAAAAACTACGTATGGTAGACCTACAACTTAAAAAAGCACGCTTAGACATGCAAATTGAACAGGCTAATAAGAAATCAGACGGTGATAAGATCATTGACGCTGAAGATGGCCAAGGTGTGGTATTAGACCGTAACGAATTACTTAAGCAAATACTTAACACGAAAACCTAGTGTTTTTGATAAATAACACTATATATGGATCTTATAATATGAAGAATTTTTTAAACTACCTTAGTGAATCACAAAAAATCTACGAATTCCGTATCAAAGTAGCTAATTGCGATCCAGCAGAAAAGATAGAGGGATTAAAAGTAGGTCTAGCTGGCTTTGATGTAGAAAGCATTGGTGCTATTAAACGTTTACCTATTAAAGAAGATGACATTGATTTTCCAAGCATAAAAAACTGTGAAATTTTCTTAATGGATGCTAGTCTTAAATATCCAGTTAACGATGTACAATTGCGTGAAATTGTTAGCGAACGTCTAGGATGTCCACTGGCTCAAGTTAGAGTAATTCCTAAAAATCATCCTGAAGAAATATGGCGCTGGAATGTAGATGGACAAAGCGAAATCAAAGAATTTGTTGAAGGTGATGCAGAGTTAGTTAAACCATATCCAGAAGCAAATGAAGATCAAAAAGCCGCTAGCAAGTTCTACAGTGAAGCAGGTACAATTCTTAAAGAATTAAATAAACCAGCTAAATTTGAAATTGCAGGTAATGATAAAACAATTGGTGGTGAAAAAGATCCATCATATGCTAAAACAACTAATAGTATTCCACAAGGCAAAGTAGACCCTATTGGTAGCAAACAAAATAAAATCCCAAGCCCAGTAAAAGGATAAGAAAATGAGCGATATGAGAATGTATAATATTTTAGGCATAATGAAAGGCCTAAATGATAACGCAAAAGAAGCAACTCAGCTAAACGAAAGCGTTAAACAACCAACAGTTTATGAAACTGTAGAACCACGCGGTAGTATTAGTGAAGCTGTTAAGAGTTTGGGTGAAAAATTCGCTACTTTCAAAGAAGGTATTGAAGATAAAATTGAAGCTGCTCGTGAAAAAGCTGCCGCTAAAGGTAAGATCAAAGACAAAGAAGTAGAAAAGCCTAAGTCAGCTAGCCGTTTTGTTAAAGGTAAAGCCTACGGTGGTTCAGCACAGAAAGATGCTGAAGAAAAAGATGACCTAGATGAGGCTGCTAAACCAGACTTCTTAGATGTTGACGGTGACGGCAATAAGAAAGAAACATTTAAGAAAGCTGTTAAAGATAAAAAAGCAGTTAAAGAAAGTGCTGATCCTAAAGCACAAAAAGGCGCACAGGCTATCTTGCAAGCACTAAGCCCAGAAGAAGAACAACAACTAGCTGCTACAGTTAAACAAGTTGGTAACAATCCTGCGGCCCTAGCAAAAGCATTAGGTATTACTCCACAACTTATTCAACAAGCTGAACAAGGTCAAGTTGAAGAAGGCATTGCTCCTACACTAGGTGGCAAAATTGTACAGGCTCTTTACACAGCAGGCCTACTAGGTACTACGGTTGGCGCATACGCTGCTGGTAGTCCATATTTAGGTATGATTGCGGCTCCATTACTAATGGCTGCTGGTACAATCTACGGTGGTGCTCCGGGACAAGTTGGCCATAACCCAGAAAAAGATGTAAACGAAAGTGGTGGCCCTTACGAACTATACAATCCTAAACATCCTAAGTTCAAAGCTAACTACGACAAATGGATGGCAAAAAATCCAGGTAAAAAACTAGCAGACTTTATTGAAGCTATGAAGAAACGTGAACACGGTGTTAGTGAAGCTAGCTATTCAGCTAAAGCCGCACGTGCTGGTAAAGACATTGGCAAACCAGGCAAAAACTTTAGTAAGATTGCTAAAGGTGCTGCTGAACGTTACGGTTCAAAAGCCGCAGGTGAACGTGTTGCTGGCGCTGTATTAAACAAACTACGTCACAGTGAAGAGTTAGATGAATACAGCCAAGAAGAATACAATCAAGCATTGGGTGACTTCAAAGCTAAAGGCGGAACAGTTAAACAATTACCTTCAGGCAGTGCTAAGAACCCAATCTCAACAGCTAGTCGTCATATCGCAGGTCGCGGCGAAGCAGGCAAAGGTAAACCAGCCGGTCGTGGAGCAAAGATGGATCCTAAAGGTAAACCAGTAGTTGATGTTTACGAAAAAGCACCTCCAGGCGCTAAAGCTGAACGTATGGTTAAACATATTAAACAAGGTTATAGTAAAGACGGCAAACTAACTAAGAAAGAAAAAGGTATTGCTTACGCTACAGCATGGAAAGCACACAACAAAGGCCAAGTAGAAGAAGGTGTTGAATTTAAAGACACTGTTAAAAACTCTACTCCAAACTTATCTAAAGTTAAATTAAAAGAAAGCCGTATCGCAGAAAATACAGAATACTTTTATGAAACAGTGGCTAAAGCATTAGCACAAGAAAATCCACATTTAAATTCAGCTACTAGCGAATTCCGTCAAGCTGTATATGATGAAATGGTAGCACAAGGTATGACACCTCGTTCTGCCCGTAATACATTATTAGCTGATGAAGACTTTATTCAAGACGTAGCATCATCATATGGCCATTTCTGTAAAGATATAGCAGAGTGTGGTGCACCTATTAATAGTCAACTAGGAGGCAGTATGCAAGAGTTGGATGAGATTGCTAAACTAGCTGGATTGACTCACGAAACTACAGCATGTCCAGTGTGTGAAATGAGCCCATGTTCATGTGAGTTAGATGAGCGTGAACAGTTCCAATCTATGCCAAAAGCCCCTACAGCAACACCAGCTGCACCAACAGCAAAACCAGGCGTTAGCTATGACAAGAGCAAGCTAAACCCGGTGCGTGAAGAGGAAATGGAAGAAGGCAATGAATTCTCAGGCGCATTAGCTAGAGCTAAAGCTGCGGGTGCTAAAGAGTTCGAAGTAGACGGTAAACGTTACACAGTAAAAGAAGATGCTACTATTACTGTATCAGCTACATTAGAAGATGATGCATTGAACTTAATGCGTAAACTAGCTGGTATGGCAGAAGTAGATGATGAACCAACAGTTGAATTACCGGAAGAAGAGTTAGATGAAGAAAAAGAACGCGATATTGAATACTTAAATACACCACGTGAAGAAGTAGGTGAGCCAGAAGTAGCATTTCCAAGTGGTACTGACTTAAACCGCGCTAAACGTTCATATGCTGACAAACCATATCGAGGTGATAATCCAATGGCTGTTAAAGAAGAAGCTCTTTGGAAATCATACGAAAGCATGATCGAAGATGTAAAAAAGTAATATGAGCTTAAAGTTACGCATAGAATATACATTTATTTGTCTATGCGTAGCTGTAGTTAAAAGTATAAAATACATTCTTAAGAAGTTATAATATGAAAATTAATGAAATCATCACAGAAGGCAACGAAGGTGCAGATCCTAAAAAATTAGAGCACGATCATGCTGCTACTATGAAAGGCCCAGTTAGTATGCCTGATATTAGTATGAATAAAAGTGATGGCAGTATGTATAAACAATATCGATTTGGAATCGCTCTGGCTGTAGCTGATGGTAAGAAAGGTGGTAAAATGGAACGCAACGGTGCGTTTGCTGGAGATCCATTATTGCTGACATTCAGCGATGAAGAATTTGATATGATTAAAGATGCAGCAGAAATGACAGATGCTGGCCCAATTAATCAACTGAGCAAAAATAAAAGCGAAGAAACTGACGATGTTGGCAAGGTTAGTGCTGTGCCGCATAATTCAGGCGCACATCCAGAGCTAGAAGCTCTTAAGAAAAATGCAGGTGTTAAATAATGGCTGATCATATCAAACTAACTTCTAGCGACTTCTATAGTACAGAAGACCTTATCCCAGAAGCTGTACTAGATGCTAATGATCCTATAGTGGATCTAAGACGCCTAGCAGGAATGGAAGGAAATGCTGGTAAGTTAGCTGAGTATAAGGGGTATGGTAGCCCTACTAGGTTAGAAGGTAGTAACCCGAGTATTACAGCGGTAGAAAAGATTAACTATCAAAATAACAATAATATTCAACCAGGTACACCAGAGTGGTTCCGCTTATGGTTCGCAAAACCATATCTCACAGGCGAAAAGCCGTTTTAACAGTCTAACGTCCTGCCAGGATAAGTAAGTATATGGCAACAGGCAAAGGTACAGATAATGTTCTAGTTAAAAAGCCGCATCAAGCAACGGCTTTTTCGCACGAACAACTACAAGAGTTTGTAAAATGTTCAGATCCTGTAACAGGCCCTGAATACTTTATGAGTAACTACTTCTACATACAACATCCTACTAAAGGACGTATGCTGTACGAGCCATTCGACTACCAGAAACGCTTAATCAATACATATCATAACTATCGCTATAGCATCTCGCTAATGCCCCGACAAACAGGTAAGTCAACAAGTGCCGCAGGTTACTTGTTATGGTATGCAATGTTTGTACCAGATAGTACTATCCTAATTGCCGCACATAAATTTACAGGCTCACAAGAAATTATGCAGCGTATTCGTTACGCCTATGAAAGCGTACCGGACTTTATACGTGCTGGTGCTGTGAGTTACAACAAAGGTAGTATTGATTTTGACAACGGTAGTCGTATAGTTTCAGCTACAACTACTGAAAACACAGGTCGTGGTATGTCTATATCACTACTATATTGCGATGAATTTGCCTTTGTTCGCCCTACTATAGGACGAGAATTCTGGACTTCGATTAGTCCCACACTAGCAACTGGTGGTAAGTGTATTATCACTTCAACGCCTAACAGCGATGAAGACCAATTTGCTACCCTATGGAAAGGGGCGAATAAGTGCTTTGATGAGTTTGGCAATCCAACAGAAGTGGGGGTTAATGGATTCAAAGCGTTTAGAAGCTTTTGGAAAGAACACCCAGACCGCGATGACAAGTGGGCTGATCAACAACGTGCGCAGTTAGGTGACGAGCGTTTCCGCCGAGAAATGGACTGTGAATTTATTATCTGGGATGAAACCTTAATTAATCCGGGACATCTAGTTGAAATGGCTGGTCTAGATCCTATAGAACGACAAGGGCAAGTACGTTGGTATAAGAAGCCAGAACCACAATACACTTATATAGTAGCACATGACCCTAGCCTAGGCACAGGTGGTGACCCGGCGGCTATACAGATATTTGAGTTACCTAGTTTTAGACAAATAGGCGAGTGGCAACATAATCGTACACCAGTACAACAACAAGTTGGTATTCTGGCTGAAATTCTACGTTATTTAAACGAAACAGTTAATCAGAATAATATCTATTACAGTGTAGAAAATAATACCATAGGTGAAGCGGCATTGATATCTATTAACGAAATTGGTGAAGAAAACCTTAAAGGTGTATTCCTAAGCGAACCTAAGCGTGCAGGTTCTGGGCGTAGATATCGTAAAGGATTTAACACTACTAATGCAACTAAAATATCAGCCTGTGCTAAATTAAAGAACTTAATTGAAACCAAGCGCATGACTATTGTAAGTAAACCTTTAATTTCAGAACTTAAAACATTTGTAGCTAACGGTCCTAGCTTTGCGGCAAAACCAGGTGAAACAGACGACCTAGTAATGGCACTTATATTAGTAGTGCGTATGGCTATGTTATTGCAGAGTTTTGACAGTCAAATTGACTTTACTATGAAAGATAGCTTAGAAGACATAGTTGAGCCAATGCCATTCTTTATATTCTAGATAAATATTGTTATGAGAGAAATTAACAAAATTGCAGAAGGTCTATTTGAAAAAGTCCGTGACCGCTTTGAAGATGTTAGCTTGGGCGATGATAACGCTCACGCTACACAAAACCCAGAAGAAGCACGCTTTTTTAACTTTGATTACACAGTTGATGGTAAGAACTATGGCAACATTACACTTAGCATCATCGATGAAACTAGCCTAAAGGTATACTTTAGTAAGAACATTAGCCATGATCTAGACGACGAACAACGTAAAGAATGGTACAATTTCTTAAAAGAACTACGTGAATTTGCTAAACGTAACCTATTAAGTTTTGAACCACGTGATATTACACGATCAACACTTAAACACCGTGACCTTAAACAAATTTCAAAAGCAGATGATACCTATGACAAAGATGACGTAGTTAGCGAAAGCAGACTCTACGGCACTAGTCGTTCAAGCTATGAAAATGACGGTCCTGTAAAGATCATCATTCGTCATAGTGATAATGTAGATCCAGAACAACGTGGTGCTCGTAGCCGTAAAATCCGTGCTATGTACTTAGAAAATTCAGAAGGTGAACGCCGTAAATTACCTATTAATAGTCTAAGATATGCACGTGCTATGGCTCGTCATTGTAGTGAAGGTGGTAGTATCGATGATGATTTTGGTCAACACATTACTAAGATCGCTGAAGAAAGCAATAAACTACGTCCATTTAAAGCTGCTATGGTACGCCGTGTTTTTGAAGATGAAGAAACACAACGTATGGTAGAAGCTGCATTTGAATATCATAGTTTACTAAAAAACACCTTAGGTAAAATGAGTGGTCGTAAAGGCTACCAACAGTGTAAAGAAGAATTTGTAGCAACTAGCACAAGTTTTATCCCAGAAGAGGATTTTGATGCTGAAGCTCTCAAAGAAAGATTTGTTAAACGTACATTCAACGAACGTATGAGTGATGCGTTACCTATAGTATATAAGGCTTACAATATGAAGAAAACCAATAAATTTGCTGAAAGTTTTGAGAGCTGGGCTAATAAAGTAGCAGAAAGCTGGGACGAAGACGAAGAGGGAGTTAAGCAATGGGGCATAGAGCCTATTAACATTGATGACTTAGCTGACGCATTTGCTGAACCAATTCCATTGGGTGTAGATGCAATTAACGCTATTAATGTAATTAGTGATATTATTAATAGCAATGAGTTAGAAGAAATATTGTTACATGCTGCACAGCAAGACCCAGAAGCTGATGCACGCGAACTAGTTGTTAGTTGGTTGCATAATAATGTTCCTGCTGTTTATCAAGAACTTACAAACGAAATAGGCGACACTGGCGAATTAGAAGAATCGGGCACAGGTGATGCACCAACTGAAAAAATGACCAGAAGTGAGTTATTAGATTATTTAAATTTAGACACCTTAGAAGCACAACATCTTTCAAATGAAGAACTACGCGACATGGTAGAAGGCAAGTCACATGATATGACAGAGGGTGATGAATATGGTGCCGATGGTGCGGTATATGAAGACGAAGACGAAGATGATAATAGCATAGATGCTATTGCAAATGCTATTGTACGCAGAATTCTTACTGGTTGTAGCCAAGGCAATGAAAGAATGCTAGCATTATTAAGAAAACTAGGCCCAGAAGGTATTGTAAATGCCGCAGTAGACATTGCTGAATTTGCTGGCCCTGTACATGAAATTGGCTCTAGCGATGTTAGTGGTTGGGTAGAACAACTAGCCCGTGATGCTGGTATTGAACGTGAAGTAGATGAAGGCTCTATGGATCCGAAATTCTATAAAAAAGAAACTCCAAGTAAAAAGGCTGCACTTAGAAAACATTATGATTGGCTAGCAAAAAATGCTGACCAAGATACTACCTACAGTCGTGCATTTAATGAAGCATTAGAAGCTATGTCACCGGGCGATTCATCTAGCCCGCTAACACATGCACACAAAGCATATTGTGATAAATGTGAAAGCTCAGATTGCCACTGTGATGATGCTGTAGATGAAGGCCGTATGAAAGATCTTGACATTGACTTAAAACAATTAACAGATACAGAGTTCTACGAAAAATATGGCAAAACTAAAGAAGAAGTCAAAGCAACTCTAGGCGAAGATCAATATAACGACGACTACAGCATGGAAGAAGCAGTGGGCGATGACTATATGGCCAAAGACAAATATGCACATTATCAAAAAATGAAAAACGTAGGCGCAAAACCAAGAGAACCTGAACAAAGTACAAAAGAGAAAGTTCTTAGAACATTAAAAGGCGCTAAAGCATGGGTTCAAGGCAAGGACGATAGTGTATATGAAAGCGTACAATCAAAAACAAACGTACTAACAGAAATGCGTAAACTAGCAGGTCTAAAGTAAAATAACAATAATAAATCAATTAAAAAGGCACTCAAGGGTGCCTTTTATTTTGGTTAAAAATATTTAAAAATAGCTCTTGTAAGATAAATAATTATAACGTATAGTATATTACATGCTTACGTTATAGGCATTTTAAAGACCAACTTAAATTAAAGGAAAAACATTATGGCAACATCATTAGCAGAAATTCGTGCAAAATTACAAGCACAAGAAACCCGCGGTCAAGGCGGTAACCAACAAGGCGGTGGAGACAACGCTATCTACGCTCACTGGAATATTCCAGAAGGCACTTCGTCAAGAATTAGATTTTTACCAGACGCAGATCAAAAGAACGATTTCTTTTGGAAAGAACGTTTGATGATTAATTTGACCTTTGCGGGCGTTAAAGGTCAACCAGATAGTAAACCAGTTACAGTACAAGTACCATGCGTAGAAATGTATGGCGAAGCATGTCCAGTACTAGCAGAAGTACGTACATGGTTTAAAGATCCAAGTCTAGAAGAAATGGGTCGTAAATATTGGAAGAAGAAATCATACTTGTTCCAAGGGTTTGTTCGTGAAAATCCGTTAGCAGATGATAAATCTGAAAACCCAATTCGACGTTTCATCATCAGCCCACAAATTTTTAACTTAGTTAAAGCAGCCTTGCTTGATCCAGAGTTAGAAAACTTACCAACAGACTACCAAGGTGGTTTAGACTTTACTGTTACTAAGACAAGTAAAGGTGGTTATGCCGACTATTCAACAAGCAAATGGTCGCGTAAAGAAAGTGCGCTAAACTCAGACGAAGCGGAAGCTATTGAGAAAAATGGCCTGTATAACCTGGCTGATTTCTTACCTAAGAAACCAAGCGATGTTGAATTGAAAGTTATCAAAGAAATGTTTGAAGCATCAGTAGATGGTCAAGCATACGATACAGATCGTTGGGGTGCGTACTATCGTCCACGCGGTGTTAGCGCACCAGCAGGTACGGTACAAGCTGCTCCAGCACCACAAGCTGTAGCAACTCCAGCACCTGTAGCTTCACCTGTAGCAGAAGATGAAGATTTACCATTTGAAGCTGATCGTTCAGTTGAATCAGAAGCTGTAGCAAGTGCTCCAACAGCACCAGTAGCAACACCAGCGGGTGGCGCTCAACGTGCCGAAGATATCCTTGCAATGATTCGCAATCGTCAAAAGACAAACTAAGATAGCGTATGGGGGCGCAATGCCCCCTATTTCAATCAAAGGATAATTCAACATGGCAAAACCATACGACATTAGTAAATTCAGAAAGAGTATTACAAAAGCTATCCCAGGAATGGGCATTGGCTTTAACGATCCAACTGATTGGATCTCAACAGGCAACTACACATTAAACTATCTATTAAGCGGTGACTTTAACAAAGGTATTCCGCTAGGTAAAGTAACGGTGTTTGCCGGTGAATCAGGAGCAGGTAAATCATTTATCTGTTCAGGTAACATTGTACGTCACGCACAAGAGCAGGGCATTTATGTAATCTTAATTGATACTGAAAATGCGCTTGATGAGGCTTGGTTACATGCGTTAGGAGTAGACACTTCAGAAGACAAATTGCTAAAACTGAACATGGCTATGATTGACGATGTAGCCAAGGTTATCAGTGATTTCGTTAAAGAGTATCGCACCTTAGATGAAGCAGATCGTCCTAAAGTATTGTTTGTTCTAGACAGCTTGGGTATGATGCTAACTCCAACAGACGTTAACCAGTTTGAAGCAGGTGAAATGAAAGGTGACATGGGGCGTAAACCTAAAGCACTTACAGCACTTGTACGTAACTGTGTAAACATGTTTGGTACATTAAACCTAGGCCTAGTAGCAACTAACCATACCTACGCAAGTCAAGATATGTTTGACCCAGATGATAAGATTTCAGGTGGTCAAGGCTTTATCTACGCATCAAGTATCGTTGTAGCTATGCGTAAACTTAAACTTAAAACAGACGCTGATGGTAATAAAACTTCAACAGTAAACGGTATCCGTGCTGCTTGTAAGATTATGAAGACCAGATATGCTAAACCGTTTGAGTCAGTACAAGTAGAGATTCCATATGAAACTGGTATGAGTCCTTACTCAGGTATGGTAGATATGTTAGAAAGTAAAAACTTACTAACTAAAGAAGGTAACAGTTTAGTTTACAAACTTGTTAACGGCACAGTTATTAAGAAATTCCGCAAGGCATGGGAACGTAACGAAGATGAATGCTTAGACAAAGTTATGGCTGAAATTTCAAGTAACGTTAACCCTTTGCTAAGTACTGAAACTGCCGAAGTCTCAGATGAAGAATTGTCTGATAACACAGCACAATTAGAAGGAAATGAAAATGAATAAATTTTTAGAAGATAACGCATTAGGCTTACCAGAAACAACATTAATGAACATTAAACCGGACGATATTGTAATTGTCCGCACAGATAGTTCATATACTATGCCGTTAGCGGAAGAACTTGGGCGTCAGGTTAAATATTTGTTACCAAACAACAAGGTAATGATTATTCCTAATAACGTTGAATTTTTAGTATTGCCAGCACAGGCAGAAGTTATTTCTGTTGGAGTAAGAGAAAAATGAGCATTGAAATCGATGTAGTAGGAGAAGTTTGGTTAACTTGTAAAGAGTATATCAATCCGAAAGATCGTCAAGCTGCCGCTG